ATCTTTATATTACCAGAAAGTCCACTAATTACTGTATTGCCATTGACGGTAATAACGCCGTTGACAATACTAAAATTGCCGCCGGAGACTTCAAAGGTTTGTCCGTTCACTTTTATTTTGTTCACTTGAATACTCCACTAATTTATTTACATCATCACTACTAGTGCGTTAGCCCTTACTAGGAATATTATATCAAGGTTTATATAAAAATCCTATGGCTGTTGTGTACAAATGCAATTGTCAAGACAGTGCTAAAAATCGTGATGCCGCTAATAAGATAATTAATTTTGTTCCTTTTGAATCTGGCTGGGAAAATTCAGAAGGTGGTGCAATACTAGGTCAATGTAAACATATATTGGCTGCCAGAATTATCCGTGGGGAATTAAAAAAAGGGGATATTCCTACTGACCTTCAATTTGAATTTGAAAAGGAAGAAGTTGAGAAGGAAAAATATCAAAAGGGTTATGCGGGAAATTCTTTTATGGGAAACATTAATAAAATTGGAGGTATATAAATGGCAGATTATGAAAAGCCTTTAATTCATGTAGTAGACGCTAATGGCAACAAAGTTCCTGCTACTGTTTCTATGCTAACTTCTGGTGGAGGCGGTGGAGGTGGTGGAGGTGGTGATGCAAGTGCAGCTAACCAAGTTATAGGAAATACATCACTAGCAAATATTGACGGTAAGTTGCCTGTATTAGTCAATGGCAAAGTTCCGGTAGATATTGCCAGTCTTAGTGTAACTGTTAATAACGCAAATTTAGAGATTTCTAATGACGTAGGAAATCCTGTACCTGTTAGCGGCACATTTTGGCAAGCAACACAACCTGTAAGTGCTAGTAGTTTACCTTTACCAAGCGGTGCTGCTACTAGTAGTTTGCAGACTACCGCCAATACATCTTTATCTAGTATTGATACCAAGACTCCGGTATTAGGACAAGCGTTAGCTGCAGCTAGTACCCCTGTTGTTTTACCAGCCGCACAAATTACAGCACTTACACCACCAACATCTGTTGGTATCAGTGGTACATTACCAGCTTTTGCTGCCACACCTACCTTTACAGCCAATGCTGGTACTAATTTAAACACTTCCTTATTAGCACTTGAATCGGGTGGCAATTTAGCAAGCATTAATACCAAACTACCTAGCAACCTAACTGTAAGTGCAACCAGGTTATTAGTTGATGGAAGTGGGGTAACACAACCTATAAGCATGGTTAATGCTCCTCTAGGGGTAGGCTATATGTCTACAGTTACGATTACTCGTGCAGCTAACACAACATCTTATACGGCTAATGATGTTTATGGGACGGTATTTGAAATAACTAGTGTTGGAGCAAGCGGTGGCTATATATTTTTAGATAGCATTGATATTATGTTTAATATCACAAGCTTACCAACTGGCATGGGGGGTTTTTCTGTTTATCTATATTCAAGTTCTCCTCCATCAGCTATTACAGACAACTTACCTTTTTCAGTTAGTAGCGGAGATAGAGCAAGTCTGATTACAAAACTTGGAATTGACTTAACAGCTTCCCTTGCTAGAGGCGGCGGAACTGTTGTAGCTGAAAGAGTTGATATTAAAAGAGAGATAAAATTAGCAACTGGCAGCACTTCTCTATGGGCGTATTTAGTGACTTTAGGCGCATTTACTCCTGTTGCTAATAGTGAAACTGCAACTATTACCGTAAGGAGCTTTGCGCTATGAGACCTTCTGCTAGAAAGATGGTTGTGTTTAATAAAAAACGTCCTTCATTTCCTAACTATTACTTTCCCCTAACACCTATTGCTGACTTTATAGCAGCACGTAGTTATAATTACGGAACTTTGTATAATATAACAACATTCCCTGTATCATCTTATCCTGGAACTGCTGGAATTTTTGGGGGAGTTCTTTTAGGAGATGGTAGAGTTTTTTGTGTGCCTAGCAACTCAACTAGTGCAAGGATTTACGACCCTGCTAATGATACAGTAACAACTCCATCCGGCTCTTATCCTGGGAGTGGTGCATTTCGCGGAGGAGTTCTTTTACAAGATGGTAGGGTCTTTTGCGTACCTTTCAACTCAACTACTGCAAGGATTTATGACCCTACTAACGATACAGTAACAACTCCATCAGGTACTTATCCTGGAGCTACTTCATTTGCCGGAGGGGTACTTTTACAAGATGGTAGGGTGTTTTGTGTCCCGTTCAGTTCAACTACTGCAAGGATTTATGACCCTGTTACTGACACATTAACGACTCCATCAGGTACTTATCCTGGAAATCTTATTGGTGGGGTACTTTTGTACGATGGTAGAGTTTTTTGCGTACCTCATAGTTCAAGCACAGCAAGAATTTATGACCCTGTTACTGATACAACAATAACCCCGTCAGGCACTTATCCTGGAAGTGCTTCATTTTATGGAGGAGTTCTTTTGTCAGACGGTAGAGTTTTTTGCGTACCTCATAGTTCAAGCACAGCAAGAATTTATGACCCTGTTACTGATACATTGACAACTCCGTCAGGCACTTATCCTGGAGCTACTTCATTTGCCGGAGGGGTACTTTTACAAGATGGTAGAGTTTTCTGTGTACCTGCTAATGCATTTGTCGCGAGGATTTACGACCCTATTACTGATACGTTGACTAACCCATCAGGTACTTATCCTGGGAGTGGTGCATTTGCTGGAGGAGTTCTCTTACAAGATGGTAGAGTTTTCTGTGTACCTAATAACTCAACTAGTGCAAGGATTTACGGATTACCCTTAAGCGAGAATCTTCCAATGGCTAGAACACATTCTGCTTTCGATAATAAATTTTAGGATTAATTATGAACAAACAAGAATGGCTACTTATTCAAATTGCACAATTTCCTGAATTATCTGCTAGGGAATTAGCTGCTAAATTAAACGATAAAATATTAGTAGATAATCCTGAACCTCAGAAAGAATTACCTCTAATGCCTTCTTTGGAAGAAATATTAGAGACAATCACGCCACAAGAACGGTTTGCTATTGCTGAAACCAAGACTTACGACAGGATTCTAGATGCTGTTAATCAGCAAAAAATTAATTGGATTATAGGCAATTTACAGACTTTAGTGGGTGGTGATGTTTTGTCTAAAGAAAGTTATGACAGGCTAATTAAACTACTTCAACAAACACAACCAGACCCAAGTTACCAAGGGCAAATTTGGTTAAGTACCGCAGAGTTAGCCGGGTTTAGTGTTGTACTGGTTAATGAAATTGAAGAGTTAATTTAGCCTTGGATTATCTTTTCATACTTTAAATTAGCTAATTGATAACTTTTTCCTCCACCTTTTGTAGCTCCCCACACTTGATAAATAATATCTTTTTTGGAAAGTCCTTGCATCCGTCTTCTAGTAACACCAAATCTTTCTTCTAGAGTAGGTTCTAAATCATCAGAATTTTCTTGAGGTTCTAAAGGTTCTGTGGTTTTTTCTGGTTCTAAATCCATAGAACCCTTGTCATTACTCAATCCGTCCTTTTGACCGGGTTCAGCGAACCTTGGAACTAACCCTACATAATACTCACCAATAAAGGCAAAACAAATAGGTTGACAGTTATTTCTACTCTCTTCTTTTTTAATATAATATTGTTCTCTAATATCTTCTTTAATCTTTAAATCAACTATTACTTGAGTACCTGTAATAGCTCTTTCAATTATTCCATAGGCATCTAATTGTCTACCACCTTTAACATATCTATTTCCTAGAAGAACTACTTTTAACATACTTCTAGAATTGGAATCCATTGACTTAATACCAATAGCTTCAAGATTTAAAGAATGAAGATTAACAAAGAATTTCATATTAAATTCTCTACCAATTGTGAGTATATTATAAAGGATAGAGCCAAAGTCTATATCCTCAATTGGTGCATTATCTTCATCAACTTTTCTTCTAGGTTGTCTAGACTGATGTTTAATTAATGCACTACTGATAGATATCCAGTCATCAAGAATAACTACGTAAGGTGATAAACATCCCCGCTTATCTTCAGGTAATTTCTTTCTTCTTTTATATTCATCTTTTACCTGCTTGAAAAAGCTTAGGGCTACGTCAATCTCATCCTCATCAAACTGAGTAACATTCCCGGATTCTCGCAATCCACAAAAACTATCATTCTTAACCGCCAATACTTTAATTACAGCCTTGTCAGAACTCTGTTGGACTTGCCGGATATACTCACGGGTAATTGTAGATTTACCAGTTCCAGGGTCGCCACATAAAGCCGTACTCCCGTCTTCTCTAGCTATCCTGCTCAGAAGTTCCGAGATGTCATCAGAGAATTTAAAGCTATAAGTAGGAATACTTGGAATATCAACTTCCGTTGTAAGTTGAACCGCCGCTTCCGTTTTCACATCGCTTTTTGTTTTGCTAGAAGGTTGGGGAGGAGGAGTAGAGACTTCCTCCTTTGACCCTCTAATTCTGTTTTTCTCCCAAAGAAATAATCCCCCCACCAAAGAAATAAACCCAGCAAACACTAAACCATCTGTGTGACGGGGTTGAGGTTGTTGGGTTAAGAGGTAGAGGGATAGGAATTGGGATAGCATTTAATCAACCTTACTACTGTTGGGGCAATCGCCCCATTAACTGTGTGCGGGGTTATATCCCCAACCTTTGATAAACTTTGTTAACCCCACAGCTCACATTCTTTAAAGCTTGCTGTATTGGCTTAGGGAATAATAAAGCTATAGGAGATGGAATTATTAGCCAACCTACTATAAGACCTACCGCTAATGATTTGGGGTTTAAACTTATTAAGAACTTGTAAAAACCAACCGTTCCTACTATAAATAAATTAGGTTTTACACTTTCTTTTGCATTATTTTCTAACATATTCTTGAGTGGTTGAAGTCGTGTAAGCAGCTAGACATAGAGTGTAGTAAATCCCAAAAAGGGAACTAGCTGCAATGATAATTGATGCAACTAATTTAATTAATCTCATCTTCTTTTTTTCTTATTCCCAAACATAATTTCAAGGTTGGGCATGGAGATATTTTTGCCTTTAATTTTGCGGTCTAATTTCTTATTACTTGTTCTATCAAGAGCTAGGAGCAAACCTAGCACACACATTCCTAATGCCAGATAAACTATAAATGCCATTTGTTCACTTCCTTGGTTCTAATATTGTTGCAAAGAGAAAAAGTATTTCATCAATAAATGCTATAAACAATCCACTAAAAATGCTAGTGATATAAGTGGAAATGTCTATTAATTCTTTTTGCCCAAAGTTGGGAATTGCAAATACACCTTTAGTCATTCCCAATGAATTACCAGTAGCCATCCAACTAAAATGGATAAGGTAGACAGCTAAACCAGCAACTACAATAAGAAACAACTTGGGTAGCATACCACTTTCAAAAGGGGTTACTACCCATTGCTTCCTTTTGTCTGAATCTACTAGTAGTTCAAACAAGACTTTCTGAGCAAATGCACAACTTACTCCAAAGGCTACAGCCACAAACAATCTAAGGAAGAAATTAGGTGGTTTGAAAGCATCAAAGGCACGGCTTATTGTAAAGGATGAATCAAGTATCATCCAGCCTGTTGCCACCCAAGTAATTATCACTGGGAATAAATTATTGATGAAATCAGGTCTGTGACTACTCCTACTTGTCATAAGCACCTACCTTTTGAACTGGATTATCAGAAACTCTAGATGCTGTTGGTTGTCTAATAGCTGAATAGGAGAGACTAATAACTAAGATAACTATGCTAATTGCTAATGCGTTAGTCATATTATCTTTGTTAAGAAGACTCCAAAAGTCAGGTTTGTCTATGTTGATGTCAGTTGTTAATTCCTGTTGTTTATTGTAGACCTGTATGCGCTTTTTCACTTATTTTAATTCTCCTTTACTCCATTTACCTGCGTAAATTAAACCAGCAAATAAAACTATCCCTAGAGGGAATAAAGCTGCACCACCAGTAGCGACTGATATAGATGCAGCGCAATAACTAAGGGTTGCAATGCTACCGCCAATAGAACCCAAACCCAATACACCTGCCAAAACATCATTAAACATCTTCTTTTTTCTTTCCTGTATCTCAACATCTGTTAACAGAATTGCAACCATTCGCAATTCCTGGGGCGTTAGACCCTCTAGGGTTGATGCCCTAATGCCGCTTGCAATATTTGATTCTTCAAGTCCTGTGAGTTCTGACGGGTAGTTAGGAGACTTTGGGACTGAACCGCTAATCTCCCTTGCAACTCCCCCAAGAACTTAGAGCGACTCATAGCAGATTGAGATATCTTGACATCAAAAGATTTACGTCTTTCTTGTAATTGCCCAATGTCTTTACAGGCTAAATCTGTAATAATTTCTGTGTATACAGCTTTAGCTTGTTGATAGTCACTGACTGCTTGATGGGCAGATTCAACTAATAATTGGTAAGTTCTTTCATCAGCTAAACTTTCCAGTATAGCATAGTCCAAAGACTCAAGGACTAGCGTAGATTCCCTCACAGCTTCAATAGCATTTTGAGCTTCTTGCTTGGGTAATCCAACTACTTGCTGATATTCTTGGGAGTGAACATTTAATTGCTCAACAAACTCTTGGGGAAGAATTGTATCGGCTTTCCAAGTAGTTTCAGGAACAGCCTTGGTCATTTTGTCAATTAACTCCCTAACTGGAGTATTTAAAATCTTCGCTGCATCACTTAACTTCACTTCTTGTACTCCTCTGCGATTTTAATTCTTGCCTTAACTAAAGATTTGGTTTCTCTGACGTATTCCCGTATCTTTTGTAGGGTGGGAATGTGAATTGGTTTAATAGGGGCATTAGATAACCCACCTTCTAAACCATTAAACACATCAAACCCTGGAATAAATAATCGGGCTATGTTTAAATACTCCTGAACTTGTCTAGCAGACACCGGAGGTACTAACTCCATTCCTGCTTCTGTCCTGGTGTAAATAGTTGGGGACTCTATTGAATCCCCGTTTATGGCTTTCATTGGTTAACAGTTCTCAGCAGTTCTTGGAACTCATAATGAAAAGATATCTTATGAGTGTGATACTTGTCAAGAGAATAATCACACTCATTTTTTTTAGGTTTATCTGTCTAATTGTTCAAAGCGTTGGCTGGTAACCCCAATGAGTAATTCAGCTACTTTCGTAGAGTAGATTCCAGAAGGGTAGTCTTCTGACTGAGCAAGAAATTTCACTCCCTCTACAACGACCTCAACATAACTCCAGTCATAGTGTTGAGGGACTAATTTGTCAAACCAAGGATGTTCGGATTCAACCCTAAAGCAAACAGGGTTTATGTATGCTGTTGAGCTTCTGTGGCTAAGTTCACAACCTGCATCTGTTATTATTCCAGGGATTTCCTGGATGTTAAAACAGGCTGCCTTTACTGTAGCTGTGCCAGCAATACCATCGTCATCCTCTCCATCCAACCCTAAGTCAGAAACAGAGACTAAATTAAATCCAATGTTGGATACGTTAACAGGAAAAGTTACATCAGCCAAAGAACCTGTGTAAATAGACATAATTCAAACTCCTTTCAATCTTTTTTTTATCACCACAAATAAGGCGTTAGCCTTGTATTTTTATTCTACAATGGTTAATTCCACAAAGACGTTATAGCGGTAAAACACTGTGAGTAAAAATGTAAAGTTTAAGTCTGTTAATCTACATCCTAGAGTCATAGAGAAAATAGACAGACTACCAGGACATTCTTATACCCAAAGAATAGAGTGGGCGTTGAATGCCTTGGAAGTTAAAGCTAATACAACAGAAACTAAAATGAGCTATGACGAGTTAATAGATTACGTCATAGCTCAAAGTAAGATTCAGTGCAAAGAAAAGGTATTAGGGCTAATTGTGGGATTGCTCAGGTGTTTTCTTTAGTAGACTAATCCATTTCATTAAAACATTGAACTTCGCCTATTGGCACAAAGACAGTTAACCCATCCTTGTCTTTAAGCCATAGCCCTGAATTAGAGCTAAAGACGTATTCAAAAACATCTCCTATTTCATATCCTGGGGAAACTTTTTGATTTAGATGGCTTCTTGATACTCTGTAACTTGCATCTTCAGCACCGCTAGGGGTGATTTTCTTTAAATTGCAGGTTGTTTCAAATTGCATAACTACTCCATTCTGGCTATAAATAATTCGCCAGCCCTAATAGGGAGTATTGTTTGAGGTAATACCTCGGTCGTTTGTTTTGGGCATCTATTAGCTTTAACTAAATTACCCCACCTAATAGGCATTGCGACATGAGGGTTATTCTAACACATCTTCAGACACTTCCTTCAAAACGGATAAGTTGAAGTTTAATTGTTGACCATCGGCAGAAGCCATAAAATCTTCTATCTGATTAATTAAGTCTTTGGCATACTTAAAAATGCTTTCACTGTCAGCATAGTCAAACTGGGGATATGTTTCTTTGGCAAAATAATAGTTGCGCTCTAGGTGAATTAAGTCTATTCCCAAAATGCCCCCGTTAGGACTAAGTAAATAAATAGACCATTCTCGGTATTGCAAATCTGGTTTACTGTCACTTAGTGGAGCAATACCCATAGAGAATTTATCTCTAATTTGCTTTTCTAGTTCTGTCATAACTTTATATTTTGCCCCAATTACTTTTATCCGCTACGTCCCAAAATTGACCTCCCGTAATCCCATCGTCAGTGAAAATCAATGTAATTTTTTTGGTTTTTACACTGAAAACTACAAAGTATTTTTTATTCCTAATCTTCATTATGTACCTCCAGTTCACGTCTATCCCCCAATTATTGCTAATTGGGGGTGTTCTATAATCTTTTTCAGGAATTAGTCTATAACGGGCATTTTTGCCTTTATTAAAGGTTAGGGAGTGAAAGTTTGCAGCAGTAGATTTAATCTACTATTAAAATCTCAGCCTCTACCATCAATCTTTCAGCCCATAAGATAAAAGGCAACATTCCGTCATGGTATGCTTGGGGCGTACCAACAGTTGCATACCAGTTGTCGTAGTCAAGTCTTTCTTTTACGGCTACGCCTTTTAAGATTTTTATGACTGGACAAGGAAAAGTATCTCCATTTTGGATTATGGCTTCTTTTCTTATATGGAAATCTCCACCTGGACAACCAGGAGATTGCTCCCAAAGATTACAAGACAAAACCCACTGATGGAGTTCAGGGTATTGAGATAACTCAAACTCGTATTCATTCGCCGCATACCTTCCTTTGTAATGTTTTGCGACGTTACCTTTGGGGTCGAAAGATACTCCATTAATGGAGATGTGAGTGCATTCTTCTTTAGGTGCGTGTACTTTTTCAATCACTTTCTTGTAACCCCCTTTACCCATGTGAATGGTGTCAGTCATAAAATTACTATCTGACTGCTTAACTGAAATAGTGTCAGCAACGTAGCGGCTAACTTCAGCATATTTGAAAATGGAAATTTCTGGATAAATCATCTTAACTACTCCTAATTTTACTTTCAAAAAACATTCAGGCGTTAGCCTTGTTCTTCCCTTGACAAACAACTTAGTCAATCAAAAATGTCCTGATTAACTAAAATGGGTTCAGCTAAATGGTCAAACTGTTTTAGACAGTCATCCCATGACATTACTTTTTCTGAAGACTGCTCCAACCCATAACCTTGAGTACCAAATCCAGATGAGCAATAAATAAACTCTTTTGTGAAAGGGTGAAATCTTACACCATGCCAGTAACAGTAGCCAGAAGAAGATTTCTCCTTAACCTGACACAAAATTGCTAATGGTGTACAGATTAAATCCTCTTCATCCCTATACTGCCATTCGTACATATAGCATCTGGGAATAAAGTAAGAAATATCCCTTTGCTCTATTCTTTCAACTTTCCAGTCTTTTGGTAGACTTAAGGTTTCTTTAAGTTGAATTGTATCTTGTCGTTTGATTTCTTCAACGTTTGGCATTTTAACTACTCCTAATTAGTTTTACTCTGACCAATGCTAATGCGTTAGCCTTGTTCTTTTTTCTTTGGGTAAACAAACTTTACTGGCTTACCATACTCTTTTACCTGAATAGGCTTAGGAAGTTGATTACCATATTGTAAGACAAACCAGCAATAAAACTCATTGAGGACACATTCTTTGTTTAACTTTTTGAATTGCCTTCTAGTCCAAGATTTATATTCCCTAAAAAAGAGAACCTCTTGACCTTTATAACATTCTATTACAGCCCTAACTTTACTTCCAGTAGTATTGAGTGAAAGCTCAAAGTAAGAATCAGGAAATCTGTTGTCAATTTGGCAATACTCAACATAAGTTTTACCAAAGTGTTTTACAAAGAAATTTAGGGTGATGCCTTTCACCCCAATCTTAAAACTACCATCATAGTGGTAGGAATCTATTTCAGTTATTTGCATACAAATAATAGAATCCCTTTACAAAAGAGAATGTGCCTTTGAAGCAAAATAGTCTCGTATTCCATTAACTCTATATCTTCTCTGAGATGATAGAGGTATGCTGATATGCTCATCTTCTAATCCCCCAATTTTCCAGCTTTAAAAGTTTTCTTGCTGTTAGTATTTCGTCTATAGAAAGACAAATGCGTTCAGGTGCAGAAGAGTCTTGTGTGGGGGTTTCTAATTTGCACCACCACCAATAACCTCCAATACCATGAGGTCTATCTACCAAAAAGCAAGATGAAGAATCAGATGCCAGAACTTTAATTAACAGTTTATGGCTTTTTAATTGTTCTACAACAGCCTCTACCATCTTTGATTGAATCCAGCACTCAATGTCAAAAACATCAAGTTCGCCTTTTAGATGTTTCTCAACACCTTCTTTAAGTGCATATATTAAAGACGGCTCAATAAGTATCCCCCTGCTCTCGTATGCAGCCATATTAGACATTATGTAATCAAAAAGAATGTGTTTCTTTGTTTGTGTTGAAGCCATTATTTTAATCCCATCTTTTTAAAACAAGAACATCTTTCATCACTACTAAATTGGCGTTAGCCAAGTTTTTCAACTCAACTAACACCTTAATTGCTAGGCTGCGTGAGACTCTTCTTCTACTTCCTTGATTCCTTCTTCAATAATTTCTTCAATCATTTTAAAGAACTCATCAGAGGCTTGAATTAGAATCTCAGGCATATAACCTGTTTTAACAATCCTTTTAAGAGGCAATCCCCAATCAATTAAACAAATAGATTGAGGCATAGATTCAGGGTGACAGAAATTAACTGTACCACCTAGACTTCTAATTCTATCAATCATTGTTTGAATTTCTGCGTAAGTCATTATCAAATTCACTCCTTTTTTTAATTGCTATCTTGATTGAGCCAAAAAGCTGTTGTTCATTACTTTCTCTGATGCCAAATACTTCACCTTTATAGTGAACAACAGCCATGTACTTACCATCAAAATAACCACCAGCTATGTCAGCAACTTCGGGTTTTATAGGTTCAAACTTTTCTTCTTCCATTAGTTCCTGAAATAGGTTTAAAGCCAACCTTAACGCCCCTAGAAACTTTAGCAACTTTGCCAACATCTTCACCTCTTTTATGAGCGGCTAACAATTCTTTTTTTAAGGGAATATATTCAACCCTAGTCTCCCTAAATTGTTCAGGAAACTCTGGAGATGAAGGGTCAATCAGTAACTCCTCGACTTTGGGAGGGTTAAGTGAAAAGAATATTCTTTTAGAAGTCCCTAGAGTTTCTTCTGTGAGAATATTCTTTTCATAAAGTTTAATCAAGACATCAGTGCGAGATTGGATTTGTTTTTTGATAGAATCAACTCTTAACTGATACTTCTCTTTGGCTGCTTTGAGTTCAGCCTCTGCCCCAACTAAAGCTATTTCCAAATCATCCATTTCATTTACTACAAAATCTACCAATTCAGGAATAAATTCTTGTAGTACAGAAATGCGTTCTATTACTTCACTCTCCCCAGCTTCGATGTATTCATCAAAATTTTCCCAAAGAGATTGAAGTACGTGGGAATAGTATGATAGTTTATTAATTGTGTTAGTCATTGTCTGTTCCTCTTCCTCTAATTTCTATCACCAACACTAAGGCGTTAGCCATTTATTCAACTAGTTAAATAATTAAGGGAGACCTTGTAGCCTCCCTTGTGGTTTATTTAGTAGTCAACTTCACCTGGTGGTAATGCTGACTTTATAAGTTGTGGCTCATCAAGTAGGTTAAGATTGCCATTAATAGGATGAAACTCTTCAAGTTGTTTAAGAATCCTGTCTGCAAAAGCAGCAAATGATTTCCGAGTACCTTGAATCCGTCCATACTTAGGCATATTGAACGACTTATTTAATTCAGCTTTTGATTTGCTGCTAGGCTCTGTAAATGACTCTACAACACACACAAAAGACTGGTTCTCCTCACCAACTAATTCACCCGTAAACTTGGGATTAAATATTAAGCAAGCTTTAGCCTGTTCATTTAAAGTCAAGTATTCTCCATCCGAAGAATAGTTTTTGGTGTAAGCAGACTCAGCGAGTTTGCCAAAAGCATCCCAAGCTTTGCCAAATGTTGCAGCAGCCGCACCTTTGACGCTTAAAACTAGGGGTAAACTGTGAATAAACTCACCTTTAGAATCTAGCAATTGAATCAGATAAAAGGTTCTTAAAGAAGTCCCACCCCTAGTCTCAGGGTTGTGGTGAATGTATTGACCTATTTCGTTTTCGTACGATTGAAGTATAGCTCCAACCTTACCTAAACCCAATTCCGCTCCTTTCTTAGTAACCTCTACTAGGCGTGGACTGACACCCAGGATATGAAGCTTGGGTGAAGAGAAAAAATAACCAGATTCTTTGGTTTTCTCTTTATCCCTATATTGATGAGTGTATTTATCATACTCACCATCAACCTCATTCCATCCCGCCAATTTAGCGTCTTTTTCTTTTACAAATAGCCCCGGACGACTTTCCGAGTTCAATAACTGACAAACTGGAAGCTTGCCAATATTTCCACGGAACTCATCTTGAGTAAACATATCTAAAGTAGCTGTCATTGTTTTGTTCCTTGTGATTCTAAGTAAGACTTTATGATTCTTGTTGAGAAATTATTCCTCACAATTGAAGGGGCAATCGCCCCTATAGCCTTGAGGGAAGTACAGACAAATTAAAAGGGAACTTCGTGCTTCGCAAAGCTAAAGCTAAAGCTCCCTCACAACCACTAAGGCGTTAGCCGCCCTATTTCAAGCGATTTTGAAGAAACCCTTCTAAGCCATCACGGTCTTCATCACCAGCAAAAAAATCCACTACTGGAAGGAAATAGGCAGGGGAAAGAGATAGAGGTTCGCGAATTTGAGTTAAAATGCCGCAAGCTTCTTTTAAAGTTTCATCTTCAACTTCTGAATATCTCTTGACAAGAGTCTCTAACTCTCGTGCCAAGGTTTTGTGAGTCAATGCTTTTTCTGATTTAGCCATGGTTTTAATTCCTGTTTACTTTGCTGTTTTAAGTTTATACTGCATTACACTTATTGTCTACTCTTTCACCAAAAATTCTGGATTAAAAAAGTAAGTTAACTGCCAATTCCAACCAGCCATGTAATGAGCAGAATGAGTCCTTTGTGGCTTATCTATCTGCCCATTCATAAAAGACTTAGCATCATCAACTCCATTGCAGTAATCTAACTCGTCCTCAGTTACAGAATTGGGAAAATCTGGAAGGCATGAGTAATCCTTGACTGAGAACTCCATTGCTTGAGCTTCAGCCATTCCAGCTAGATATGACATAGTAGTAAAATCCTTTAGATAATTTAGTGATGCCCATTCCCGATAAGTCAGGATATGGGCTTTTTTTTATTCGACTTCAGTCCAACCAGGTTCGATGAAGTTAGAAATCCATTCTTGAACGTAATTATCAAGAATCTCTTCAATTTGTTTGGGATTCAATTTAGACCACTCTTCCTCTGAATAACCCAGTTCATCTATGTTAACCGTGTCTTCATGAATTGCACTAGCAAACCCCGTCTTGCAGTATAATTTGTACGTTTTCATAATAAACTCAACTGATTCCCTAGAGTTTCCATCACCACTTCTCTGGCGTTAGCCAGTCTGTAATAAGATTTTTGCCCAGACTGAGAAAGTTTAGGCAAAGAACTACAACTACCTTCTCTCAGAATAAGAATATTACATCCCTTTTTCCGTAACTTGTGAACTGCATCACCGTATCTGGCATCAGCAATTTTGGAAAGCTCATCTGAGTAATGCCATTGACCATCTTGAAGAAGGTCTAGTAAAAGGTCTTGTTTAGTTTGCAACATTGTCCAAACCTATCCGTTTATTTTGCTTCACAATCACTAAGGCGTTAGCCTTTACTCTTATCCTATATTACCTCTAGTCTGACTGCAATAATATTGCATTGGTGTAACATTCTAGTTAAATGCACTGCTTAAAAATAAAATCATCTATCAAAAGTAGTAAATATAAGTGAGTCAAATCACTTCCCATGTGTCTAAAGTGATGCTATAGTAAACTAGACAAGAAAAAACCCACCGCAGTTAACGGCAGGTTTATTAGCAAAATAAACGGAATTTAAGCAAAAGCAGTCAATCTCAAGTTGGGTACGAACCAACTCATACCAAGGTTGATAGCTTTTGCCTTGGTTCAGTTATACCCCTAACTATATTCTCTATGGTCGCAATTTGCAATACTGATAACCAAGAAAATAACAAAAGACTCCACTTCTACCTTTTTGCTTATGAATCCATACTTAGGGCAAATCTACTACCATCAGTAAAGGTAGTAGCTCAAATATTAATCTACCAAGGTGCATTAAAAGATTGCGGTTCTTGCATAACCAATGAAATCATAGCAGGACTTGCTGGGCTTGATATAGCTACAGTGCAAAGGCAAGTAGGCTTACTTGTCAAGCTAAAAATATTTTATCGTCATAGAGAGGGACGGAATAGCCCCTACACCTACCACTTCAACAGGAATACTGAAGAATGGGAGGTAGAGAGATATGTGTAGGCTCTTTATTTATGATATTCTTTATTTAAGTTTCCAAAATAAAGACCCCGCAATGCTGGAAACATTCGGGGATTGGCGACTCACTCATTTGTTTAAACCTCTTGGAGTCACATTATGAATATAGCACAAGATTTTAATTCGACAACATTTAATTTAATTTCCAGTTTGCTTTCTTCTCCCATCAGCTTTCACCAAATCTTTGCAAGAGTAGGTGGTGGAGCAACAGAGGGATTGTTCCTAAGCCAGCTCTACCACTGGACACAAGCTGTGAAGGAAGAGAATAAGTGGATTGAAAGAACCTACCAGCAATGGCATGAACTTACCTATCTCACCCGCAGAGAGTTAGATGCAGCCCGCAAAAAACTAAAAGCATTAGGTATTCTTGAGGAAAAGAAAGTAGGTTCTAAACAAAACATTCTTTATAAGTTAGATATCTCTGGTTTGTTCAAGCTGATTATAGAAACTTGTAATCCCAGTACAGATATACTAGACCAGCCTACAACGGTAGAATCAGGGTTTGAGGGTGCGCCAGTAAAAGGGGCAAAAGAGCTAGGACTCTTACCGGTATTGGATTTTCCTGTGCGCGAGATGGCTAGTCCACTACAGGAGTTTCCAGTAGTAGATTCAATTCCACCAATTCAAGAATTAAAATTTGTAGAACCTTTACCAATACTTGATTTCCTATCCCACCAGCCTATAGACTATGAACCACTTCCACTACAGCAAAGCTATTCCTCTACCCAGAAGTTTGAGGACAAATGGAAGCCTAAACCCTTGCAGCCTTGGAGGACTAGTCTTGGTAAACACCAATATAAACCTGATGTAGTTAAATACCTTAAAGAAGTTTATCTACCCAGGACACCGCATTACGAAGGCAAAGAAATTACTTCTGGTCAAGTTATGATGTGGCTTGCTAAACGAGAATATGATGAGCAGGGTTTAGCTTTAATTGAAGCCATGATGTTGGATTTCCAGGAATACACCACATCACCTGCGGCTAACGCCGCTAGAGCGTTGAAGGAAATAGATAATCTTCCTTCATGGGTCAAAACCTCTTGGGCTTGGGTAAAAACTCAATACAAAGAATATTTGGAATGTAAATGCGACTTATCTAAGTTCCATTACACCAAATCTCAAGCTGAGATAGACGTGTGGGAATTATGGATTAGTAAAACATTCCCTGACAATTTCCCCAATATGCTTGCAGACAAAAACAAGATATTGAGTAATTTAAGGAATGTGGCATAATCTCACCGCCCCCAAAGCGTTAGCTTCCTTAATACCTTTGCCCTGTGCTATCTTTAGATTAATGTAACAATTAGTCTGAAGATATCTTTATGGGATATAACTCAGGTCGTGGTGGTAAAAGAAATGGTGCTGGTAGACCTGCTACTGGTGTTGGGAAAGTAATGAGAATAGCTACTAACTTATCCCGTGAGCAGTTAGAAGCTGCTCTTAATTTACTTGATGAGTATGAGGAGATATCTGAAAAGAGTTCTCCTACATCCCCAAGGTTTGAACGGTTGAGAGAAATGTTGAATAAATATAAGGCGATTAAAAATGGATAACGATGTTAAAGGGCTTTATAAATTGTGTAGTGAAATTCTTTTAAAAGAAGGATTTTTCTTCTCACACTGCTACTGGAATCTTGATGGAAATAAACACCCTGTTGCTAAATCTGCTGATTGTGATTGCCCGGGAATCCAAGTTTACCTTCCTGAAGAAAATGGGAATATTGGTATTCAGTCAGTTGTTGAAACAGATTATTTTTCCACTGATGCTATCACCATAGAGAATGAATCTCAACTTAGGGCTGTGTTATCAGCGTTGATTTTGTTAATAAAGAATTGGCATGAGCGTTTAATTAGATTAGAAGAAATTTACAAAGACCAATTAATGTCTGAATAGTATTTATAGTAGCCTATGGTGTTTAATTCATAGGCTATTGCCTTATTTGTAGTGAAGATTAATAGCAAAATAAACAGGTTAACAGTTATGTTAGAACTAAACTTTAGTGGTAATCCGTCTTTACCCCCACAAAACATGGAAGCAGAAGAAGCGATTCTAGGTGGTATTTTATTAGACCCAGATGCAATTTCTAGGGTAATAGATAAACTACGTCCTGAAATGTTTTACCTTAGTGACCACGGCATTATTTACGATGCTGCTGTAGTTTTACATTCTCAAGGTAAACCAACGGATTTATTATCAATAACAAGTTGGTTAACTGACCACGATAAATTAATGAGAGTTGGTGGTAGGAACAAACTGGCAACATTGACAGACAGAGTAGTTTGTGCCGTTAATATTGATGCCTTGGCAGAATTAGTAATAGAAAAATATGATAGACGGCAAATAATTAAAACTGGAAATGAGTTAGTTCAATTAGGGCATCAAACCAATTTATCTATTGATGAGGTAAAAAATATAGCAGAACAGAAGGTTTATGCTGTTACTCAATCAGGTAGAAAAGCCATTTTTACCAATGCTAACACCATTGCTGCGGTGAATTTTAACCACACAATTAATGTTGCTAATGGTTTAATTCCTCCTGGTATTCCCTGTGGTTTCTATGATTTAGATGCCATGACTGCGGGATTCCAAAGAAGTGATTTAATCATAGTTGCTGGTAGACCAAGTATGGGAAAAACAGCAATTGCGGTAAACATTTCTAAGTATATTGCCACCCAACACAATTTACCTGTTGCTATCTTTTCTCTGGAAATGAGTAAAGAACAATTAGTAAATAGAATGCAAAGTGCTGATGCAAAAGTTCCATCTATTGCATTGAAGACGGGAAAATTAACTAAAGAACAATGGGATAATTTACAACTTGCTACCAGGAATATAAGTCCCAACATTCACATCTGTGATACTGGTAATGTTAGTGTTGGAGTTATTAACAGCCAATGCCGTAGTTTAGCCAGTGAACAAGGGCAACTTGGTTTGGTAATGATAGATTACCTACAACTAATGTCTGACCCTAGATTTGATGGGAAAGACAACAGAGTAGCTGAATTATCATACATCACTAGAATGTTAAAACAAATGGCTAGAGAACTCCATTGTCCTGTGATAGCTCTATCTCAATTAAGTCGTGCTGTAGAAGCAAGAACAAATAAACGTCCTATGCTAAGTGACTTACGTGAAAGCGGAAGTATTGAGCAAGAAGCAGATATAGCAATGTTTTTGTATAGGGATGAGTATTACAATTCCGAAACCATGGACAAGGGTTTAGCAGAAATCATAATTGCTAAACACAGAAATGGACCAACGGGAACTGTGAAGTTGTTGTTCGATGCTGAATATACTCAGTTTAAAAATATGGTTCAGCAGACCTGGTAATGTAATTTCTCGCCTGTTTGCAGCAAAATTTCCTGAGCAGCATCATAGATGCTTTTGTAATTGCTCAGGAAAGGACTTAAGAGAGGGTCATTCAATCCACCAACCAGTCTCGTTCTCAAAGTAGGTTATGTTCACTTCTGCTTGCGACATCAGCTTTTCGCAAGCAGGTATAAATTCTTTTAAAATCCAATCATCCATACTTTCACCGTCCTCATCTTTGTAGGTAAAGCCATAAACGGGAACATTCTTATCCCATCTTCGGCTGTTAACTGCCCTCAAATCGCAGTTTTCTCCGTCACGGTTGTTCCATTCGTGACTTTGCGTTGTCACCATAGCTCCGTAGCTTTTGACGACCTTTTCTTTTTTTAAACCTATTCCCTCCAAGATATGATCCATCCATTTTAGTGGATCTTCGAGGAAACAATGCTTAAAGACGAAGCTAAAACGCTTCGTCTGACAGGATAAGCTCCTATCTTTTTCGACAACGAACCTACCGTCACCCAGCTCTAAAATATCGCCAGGGCAAACGGACGCGTAAATGGCGTCTTTCACCAACTCATCCGAGTCGGCCAACCTAAAACCTTCGTTGGTGAAAGACATCCCTTCCATCGCGTGCCAAATTTTGATAGCTTCTGTAATATTTGTCATTTCCCTAACTCCTTTATTGAGATTTTCACCTTTTTTTTCACAAACATTCAGGCGTTAGCCTTGTTCTATTGCTTTCATTAGTCCTGAAATATTGGGATTTTCACCCCATAAACAGCCAAACTCTAGGGAGAGCTTTTCGAGTTCGGCTTTGTAATCCGGGGAGACAGAGAGCATAACGCTCTCTGACTTTCTAGACATTATGCCAATAAATGACTTATGGTGTTGCTGTAGCCTACTGTTTTTTCTTGTGCAATTCTGGCTGCATCAGCAGAAAATCTTGTTGCCTCTTCTTTATTGGGGGTTTTTGTCCATTCAATTTCCTGTCTTTTCCCACCAACTGAATCAGTCTCTACCTTAGTCCCTAGTATTCGAATATATTTTTTATCCTTGTTATCAAATAGGACTGTAGTTGCATTTTTCATGGCATCATCCTCGATGATTTCTATTGCTGGCAGTTCTTTCTGCAAAGAGCCATTGAATTTATAGTCAAATGAGTTAGACATGATAATGCTCCTTGATACTTTGCTTGGGTTGTTGATATGTCATAGACTTGGTAATTAGTTAGGGGGTGTTGAATCCCCCAATTAATTACTTATTCAATTTCTTCTATGATTTGCCTAGCAGCTTCCTTGCAAGTGCAAACACAATCGCTCAGGGAGATGCTACTATTACCGTTAGCTTCTTTCATCGCTTTAGTAAATTCAGAGAAATCATGGGGTATGAAAGGCTTAGTTTTCCAACTCTTACCTATAGAACTATCATTAAAAGTTCCACCCATAATCATTCTATCCCACTTGTGTAAAGGCAGAGTATTAAAACTCTCGTCATTTTGAAAAGCATGAACTAATTTCTCCTTGGAAAACACCCTTAACACCGCTTGTTTAATCTCATCAGACACAAATTGACCATAATACTCGCGGTGAGTACATTCATTTGTCATGTATTGTTTTCTTGTAAACATTTTCTCAACTACTCCTAATTTATTTAGTACCGATTCAAACCATTTTCTCGACATCAAGAAAATGGTTATCTCCAAAACTACTAAGGCGTTAGCCGTTGTTTCCTAAGACTACTCAAAAGATACAGCAAACAATGTACCGTCTTCACTGTTTTCAATAATTACTGCATTAGGAGGTAATTCGTAAACTTCTCCAGGAACAACATTTTGAGCCAACTCATAATTTGAAAAATCCCAATCCTGTATGTCTTGGTAGTCCTCAAATACTTTTTGTTCTGAATCCGCAACAAGATTGGTGCAAAGGTTGTCCACATAGTTGACACCCCCGCGCACCCGCGCCCAATGCGTAACCTTATTTGCCTTGTTGGTGATTTCCTTTAATGTTTTTGATTTTGTAAAATCCATAACTACTCCTATTCCCAAAGGAAAACTAGTTTAATGGGTGAACGCCTGCTTCGTTCAGTGTGAGTGAGTTATTTAATCGAACTCACTCTTAGCCTTAACTATTTAAACCAAAATACCATCCTTACGTCCTCAATCTCTTGAGGATAGTCAGAGCGGTATTCATAAAACCTTTCGACTGAATTGTCAAACAGGTATCCTAACTCATTACCTTGCATAATATTGAATGAGTCTAATTGTGGAAATTTGCTAGAGACTATCTTTAACTCATCAGGAGTAACCCAAGAAGGATTAAATAAATTAGCAACGTCTCTATTGTAGGCAATACGAGTAACTACAGAAATGTCTTCAGGTAAGCCTTTAGCTTTAAACCGATTATTACCAGTTAATGAATTTTCCGCACCTAGAAAATCCATTAAGTCGTAATTCCTGAGAATTGACGGACAAGAGTAGTGATGCCATTGTTTGTCAATCTTAACCTCAATGTGAGCTTTAATATCAAATCCCATTCCGTTTACCTCTAAAACTATATCACTACCAGTTGGGCGTTAGCCCATTAACACTCACCTCAAACAGACTATTCCCTATTTGAAAGAACAAGGGAACACCTTTAACATCTACATTATCACCTAAACAAAACAGCAATGTCTGTAGAGTTTTAATCTCATACTTTCTATCACCTATTGCAAACTCGCAATAATATTGTGGAATATGTTTTGTACACAACTTAAAGGAAGCTGTGTACTCAGGATGAAAGAATAAGTATTCAGGAGCTTGATGTGTAGCTATAAACTTATCTAAGTCAATGAGGTCATTCACCGTTTGTTGATATGAATTACCTTTGATTGTGCAGTCAATTACCAGTTTAGTTTTCATGGTTGATACAATATTTACCCTGAGTCATAATTACCTTTAGTTACTTCACCACCACTAAGGCGTTAGCCTTTTTGGTCATTTAAACCCACAAACATTTTTTAGCCTACGGGATTTAAACTTAACAGGGTCAGGATTGAGGTTGCCTCTACGGGTTTTCTTCATAGACTCAATAGCTTTGTCGTGAGAGTATCTGAGAATTGCTAACTCCCAACGAATGTGTTTAAGAATCTCATTTAACTCACTGAGATGTTTTTCATAACTTTGTTTTTCAAAGTCGTAAAAGATTTCCTTTTTTCGGAGCAAGGACATCATCTCTAATACTAACTTCTCCCTCTCTTTGGCAGGCATTTTAGTTCCTTTTTTGCCAGTAATCGTGAAAGAAATAGTAGGAATACTTTGTATTCCATAATCTTCAGTTCCATTCCTTCTAGTATACTTAATAACTCTACCAACAAACCCTACTTTCTCATTTAGTCTGGGAATTTTTTTAGGGTGAGTTTTCTTCAAGTCATCATAAACTTCCATTTCACGTTCAGTAAAGAAAGTATTAATGTGGTGTATTTCTCTAATTTCAGGATTAAGAGAATATTCCTTAACTTTGACGTTGATAATACAGTAGCTGTTTGATTCTATCTTATTAACAACTCCCAGGACTAATACTTTATGTCCTAACCAATCTTTTAAGTTTCTCATAACTATTGATTCTGTTTATCTTGCTAGTAAACATTGTACATCAAAATCAAAGGGGCGATTGCCCCAATAATTATGAAAGGTGTTAACAAATTAACTTATATTCTTTGCTAACTATCTAATTCCTCTTCTTTAGACTTCTGGCAATCTTTTGGACAATCATCAGTCTTCTTGGATTGAGTTTTTTTAACTCCACCACTACAAGCTAAAATCAAAGTGCGTTTACTTCTAGTGAGAGCCACATACTGAAGATTCTTTTCTTGCTGTAAACTTTCTTTGTTTTGCCCCTTAAATGTATGAGGACATAATTCAGGATGCAAGAATACAACACGCTCTGCTTCTAATCCTTTGGCAGTGTGGATGGTAGAAAGGGTAACACTATCTTGCCTTTCGAGAAATAGATTGCTAAGTGATTTTTTCAATGACTTGATGTTAACCAGATTATCAAATCCCTCAAAGCAAGCTAACAAAGCATCACACCTATCACGCAGATTTGCAATTATTTTAAATGCGCCTTGCTCAATTAGCCTGGACTGTCTGCTCTGAAATAAGATTTCTACAAACTCTGGGAATCTTTCAAATCTAAATCCAGATACCTTAGAAATGTCGTCTATAAGACTTGATAGAGACTGTTCAAGGTTAGAGTCACCAGCTATGATTCTTGCAGGAATACGGGCAATTATGAGTTTAATGCAAAGACTAATTAACGGTGCGGTTTTTCTACAAACAATTAACTCACCACCTGTTAAATGTGGGAGTAATTCTTCATAGTCGTAATGCCCTGCCATGTTAGCTTTTAAATCAACATCAATTATTACACCCTCAATGGCAGTAGGTGAAGCTTCTATTGATGGTACTAATTTCTGTGCTAATTTCAAGTGAGACTTAGGGCATCTATAGCAGATTGACAATGGCAAAGATATTGCATTGGTGCGATACTTCAACCTATCCAAAGCATCTGTATTTGCACCAGCAAAGCCCATAATAGACTGCCATCTGTCCCCTACTCCAAGAATACGAGTATTTTCATCAGTAAACTTCAGGAAAAGTTCTAGTGCAGCACTAGAAACGTCCTGCATTTCATCACCAAATACCCAAGCGTACTTATAGGTAGAGTTTAGCTTCCATAGGTAGGGAAGAAATAGTTGGTCTTCAAACGAGAGAAAGCCTTCTTTAGCTAACCTATCCCCTTCTCTGACCACGTACCCTAACCAATTTCCTACAGTATTAAGATGACAGATATCCAGGTTGTAATCCTGAATCATCTTTTCTAAAGCTTCTCTGGATTTAGTGCCAGTTAAGGTCTTCATTGAGAATGTAGTTAGAACCCACAACTCATTAGACAACTTTTCATTTACTTCCCAGTCTGTAGTTCCATTCTGGTCTTTAACTACTTTTCTGGCTATTTGAAGGTACTTTTTCCTATCAACATCTAAATCTCTATAATTTAGGGCTTTACGGACTAATCCATGCCCAAGGGAGTTAAGAGTTTGAACTTGAGCTATATTCCCAATCTTTAACTCAAGCTCTTTCTGAATACGTTTACCAAACGCAATAGCTAAAGGTTTAACACCCTGCTTGTTATAGATAATTTCACAACTTCTTTTAATTAGAGTTGTTTTCCCACTTCCAGCTAGAGCCTCAACGATGATGTTGTGACTACCGTATTCTATGGCATTATAAACCGCTTTCTGGTAGTCGGAGTCTATTAAAGTATTTATTGTTTGAACCATTGTTTTCACTCGTTTATTTTGCTAGTTAAAAGTCCTGTTATAATTTAATTATAACAGGACTTATTTTGTTCATCACAGTTAGTAAAGCGTTAGCTTAGAACTCATCATCTTTAGCGTCTTTGCTTCCCATTAAGATTACTTTGTTGGCATTAATCTTGATACCATTTCTGGGTTCACCAGTGGTCTTGTCTGCCCAAGTTTCAAAGACTAAAGTGCCTTCAATCCCAAGGTTCTCGCCTTTACGGCAATACCTTTCTATGGCTTCACCCTGCTTATTCCAAGCAGTAATGTTATAGAAATACCCCTTCCTTCTTTCACTAATTAAAAGCGAAGTCTGAATAAAAGATTTGCCACTTTCATAGATTCTCTTTTCAGGCATTTTCATCATCTTACCTGCAAGATAAATGGTATTGTAATTGACTTCTGCTTTGACTGGACAGACTGAGTGAGCCAGGATGTAGGGCTGTTCAATAACTTGTTTAGTTTCTTTATCTTTTTGCTCAGTAAACAATTGACCTGTAACAAGCATTTTCATTCCTGGCTTAAATAAACTTAACCTGTCGGAGGTAATGCCAGAAAAGGTTTTGTCGTAGGAGTTATTAAATCCTTTGACGGATATTAAATGCTCTACAGGATTACCGTCTTTGTCAGCTTGAAGATAACTACACTGGGCAATGGAAAATGGTTGTTGCCCAGGAATGTCAGCAAAGGTTTCTACAAAGTTAACTGTGAGCGTAATGTTGATAATGTTCATGGATTTAATTGGTAAGTGAGTAAAGAGGAAATGCAATAATTTCCTCACAAACATTTAGGCGTTAGCCTGTTGAAATTGTTTTTCAATTTCTTGAATAATTGAACTATCAGGAGTCTATAAGCCTTGCTTCCCTTTAATAGGAATAGGTTTAGGTAATGTCATGACATCACCTAACTCCCATGCGTATCTACCTGCTTGCCATTCACCACAAAGAAGCTCTAATTCTGACACTTCTGTGAGTTTATCATTAAGATAAAAACTATCTTTATCATTACGGAAAACATTAGTTCCTATCTTTAAGCAGTCAACTAAATCAACTACGCAAAGAACCTTACCTAATGGCAGGTCATTAGAGCATTGAAGCCTTTTTTTGATAAAAGGTTTTATTCCTGCTAAATCACAAATTTTTTCCGTTCTATCTAAATACGTTTCCAGTCTAGTTACGTCGTATTCATTGAAAATAAATACAGAAGAAATTTGCTTTTGAGGTTTGTATTCCTTCTTTGCAGAACAAATTAAAAGCTTTCCTCTAAACTTTGTACTCCAACTTCTAGTCTCATACCTCTTAATTCCCAAGGCAACAAGAGAAGCCCAGGGTTGATGTAATGATATTGCTCTGTATTCCACCTATCCTACTCCTTAAAATGCTATTTCAACCTTGTCATTTTCTAAAACCACAAAACCAAGCTTCTCTATAGTTTTAACAACATGAGTTCTCATTTGTCCTACAGTACCATTTAGTTGCGCTTCAAGTTGTGCAACTTTCTCCTCATAAGTTTTTTCAGAGAATGGCTTAGTCTCTTCTTTGTACTTTGCTTCTCGGTTTCGTAACTCTTTGGAAACTATTAAATCAAAGATTCTATTACTAATACCCCATACTTTTACCTCAAACTCAAATCCAAATTTAGACAATCTATTGGACTTTCTGATAGCTGCTAAACGACAATGCCCATTTTTCAACAGCCATTGTCTAAACCTTTCTGCATTTTGTTCAGCATTTCCTTCTGAGGACTTACTAAAACCGAAGTAGGTAATCCAATGGTCACAGCCGGGCGCGCCACTACAATAATTAAATTCATAAATCCGGTCACAAACAGCAACTAACTCTGAATCGTACATTGCAGTTTGATTTTGACAAGTTTTAACACTCCAAATAGCATGAATAATCTCGGCTTTTGTCATGTTAGACATGACTTTCCCAAACTTGGCTTTGACAATTACTTGTCCTAGCTGCTTATTGATTTTAGAGGCTAACGCCTTTAATTGTCTGATGTTTAAAACTTGTAAATGTTCAATTCTTTTGATGTCACTAAATAGAATAACAGCCTTTTCTCTTGCAGATAATTTTGTTTTCATGATATAATCTCCTACGATTACCAAACATCAAGAACCCCTCCTAGGAGATTCCTGAGAGGGGCTTTACTTTTACTTCATAACTATTAATGCGTTAGCATTGCATTCTCTTTGTCTTCTAAGCTTTGAACTTTCCAAGACCGTTGTTCTAGAAAGCCCCGTGGTTCTTTAATAAACTCTTCCCTATCTTTAGTTATTTCAGCAGCTAATGGAATTAGGTGTTGATAATGTTCAAGAGTTGCATACCTATTGTCATGAATCCTGGTAGTTAAATTCTGATGAAAAAAGTGAATTGTTAAAACAACATTTTTGTCCATCAATGAAAATTCTATTACAACATTTTCATCTTCACCATGTTTTTTAAGTGTAAGCTGAGTGTTCTCTTTTCTTATTAACATTGTTACTTTTAAGATGCCTCACCACTAAAGGGGCGTTAGCCCCATGTATTCTTAGTATTTGTTTACCACGCCTTGCTGCTGCCTCCTGTCTTCATCCTGTTGTCTACGGGCGTTAGCAGCTAACCCTAACCACACAGCACCCAGTGTAGCAGGAATAGCCCATTTAGGAATCTTCATACCACCTGTTATTTTAACTTCAGGGTCTATGGGATTATTGAAAGATTGAGTTCCAGGGGTTCTAGGGGTTCTAACTTGTTGAGGTTCTGACTGAACCCCTTGCTGTACGTTGGTTTTAGCTTGAGGGGGTATGTAATCCCCAGGAATAGAACCACCATCAAATCCCATACCTCCTGAGTCATTAGTAATAGGCATATCCCATATTCCATAGTCAGCATTGCCACCACTTCCGTATTGATAGTTCTCGGAACTGCTGGGAACTATATTAATTACCTGATTGCCTGCGGGTACAAATTGTTGAATCACTTTTGACGGATTTGGAATATAATCCCCAGGAATAGAACCACCATCAAACCCCATGCCTCCCAACATACTTTCAGGGTTTCCCATGTAGTCTTCAACAAACTTTACTCTACCTAATTTAGCAACATTAGAAGTGGGAACTGTAGGTAGTTCAACTTTTTGTCGTGTGCGGTAAGCAGGTAGTAGTCTAGCATTTTGCATAGACCTAATTTGCCGTTCACTAAAATCACCACTTTCTATGGCATCCTGAATATCTTGTGGATGATAAAGCCTGGATTCATTTAACTCCTGTGCTTGTTCATAGGGTAAATATGTATTAGGTAAACTACCAGTAACGGAAGCAGTTAACTTTTCATCAGGATTATTTTTATACCTAAAAGAATCGTCTTCAGTCTGCATTCCCAAAGTATTTGCGGCAGAAATAAATGCGTTTAATTGTTGTGGATTCCCTTGTCTTTTGATTACAACTTCAGGGGAGTCTTCAATGTTAACTATTGCGTTATGTGCTGCACTAGCACGGTTAATTTCTTCTGCTAAATAGTCAGAGTATTCTTGTAAATCTCTAGGACGAGTAGACTGAACAGGAGCTATATCTTTTGTGTTCAATAAAACATCAGAAGCGTTAGGCTGATAATTTCTTATAAACTCAACCCTTTTCGCATCAGATAGTGGCAAGATTTCTGGGTTAATACTAAAAGACCTGTCTTGACCAAGGGTTGTATAGTTCCCATCAATAAATGAACTTATTTTTCCATCTAGATTATTAGCAACTCTCTGTTGTGGAGAGTCTATCAATAAATCTATTTGTGCTTTTTGCTGTAAAGCCCTAAGCCTGTCAATATCAGTCCTTGCCTCTTGTGCTTCTTTACCTAGTACATAGGACTTGTATTTTAGAACTTCAATATCACTTTGAGGTTTAGCTACTTGACGTTGTTTTCTGTTACTGATTACTGCATCAATCTGATTTTTCTTCTGTTGAGTTCTATTAATAGCTCCAAGGATGTCTGTTGGCTCTTCATAACCAGCATTGTAAACTTCTTTCTGATTTAAAATTGCCTTATCATCAGGACTAATGTAATCATCAGGATTAAAGCTTAGATTGCCACTGATAGCTTGTTCTACTATCCATTCAGGAGTAGGTTCAGATATTCTTGCACCTGCTTTAAATGGTAAGTCTATCCTTGCTGCTCTACCTTGACTCCTAGTCTCAGCCATTGCATAATTCCCACCAGCAACAGGATTAAATTCGGCTACAGTAGCTTGTGGGGTTACATCATAATATTTCCCATCAATTAATATTTTGGCGTTAGCCAAAGCATTATCTCTAGCAAGATTAGGGTTAACATTTGCCCAAGCTTGTATAGCGTCATCGCTAAAACCTTTTAATTCTAATTCCTCACGTTTGCTTTTAGGTAAATAATTAGTAGTGGCATTATCTAAGTTAAGTGGAACGTAAGCGAATGTGTTAGCATCCTTCCCTTGAACCTTTCTACCAGATTCTGTAGTGTAGATTTTATCGTCTTTCAGAAAGCCTTGTTCTCCTCCAGCCAATATAGTTCTAGGGGTAATAGTTACCGGAAGGTAAGCCCCATCAATTACACCTTGGGGAATTACGCCAGGAATATTTTCTTTCCAGAATGTTAAGTCAGGGCTATCATCATAAGTTGCTAAGTCTAAATATTGAGTATATTGTGGACTCTCAACACCTGCTGTTCTACTAGGAGTAATAGTGTACTTTCTATCAAATGCAGGTTTAGATTCTCCCTTCTTTGCTATCTTAATTAAGGCATCAACCTCATCACCACCAAGAACTGCTAATGGTTGTGCAAATAATTCATCAACTTTAGCCCTCTTTTCTTCGGGTGTAAAAGAACTATCTGCAAGTATAGACTGTCTTTGTTGAACCAAGAAAGGGATTTGCCGCCTCGCCACTTGTGCGGCAATTGCCGCTTGAGTTCTGGGGTTAGACTCATCAAGAACCCTAGCTAAACCCACACCTTTGGGTAAAGGGATTTGGTAACTGCTATTTAACCCCACTGTTCTGCTATTAAAGATGGGATTTAATAATCCTTTCCTGTCTGCCTCCTCATAACTCATACCATCGGGAATAGGCTGATAGTCAGGAGTTGTACCTTTAAAGTCCCGTACCATTAAGCGAGGTCGAGATACAGATGACTCTATAAATAAAGGGTCGTCATTCTCGTCTAAAACAAGAAATGGATGTGCTTCTCCTCCCCGCATATAGCCTAGTTCATTTATATCTCTTTCTCGCTGAAAGTTTGCTATTTGTGCTGACCTTGGGAGGGTTAATGGGTTTCCGTATAACGGCGTTAACACTTCTTGAGGAAATCCATACTCATTGGGAATTGGTGTTCCGTACTCATTTACCTTATAAGCACCCAAAGGAGTTTCAGGATTGGTTTTAAATCTGTAGAATTTAGTGTTGGTAAAATCTCCAAGGTAGTTAGCATTGACACCAAATACATCTACAGTTCCAGGCTCATAACCTTCAATTGTTTGTTGCCGTGAAACTTGTAAATTTGCAGGAGTATAAACTGTAGGAGGATTGGGGTTACCAGACTCAGGAACATCAGCTACACTTCTTGACCTTTGATTTAATGATAGGTTTTGCTTTTCCCCATAAATAGGTCTGTTTACTTGGTAAGTTCCGGTTTTCTGATACCTATCTTCTTTATAAGGAACTACTGCAAAGTTACCATTATCAAGTCCTGTGTTACCCGTTCTAATGTAAACAGTTCTGTTAGGGTCATAGATAACTTTTCCAGTTCGTGTATCCCTAACAGTTTGTGGGGAATTAGAATAAAACTCACTTGCTGGAGTAAAGTTATTTATACCTTTTGCGGCTGGAGCATTGCTAGGAACATCAACAACAATTCCATCAGTATTAAAAGCTAATCTGCCACCAAGATAATCTGTTTCTTGAAGTGATGGATATGCAGATGTGGCATTGGTATCTTGATATCCTGTAGGTGCAGAAACTGTTATAGAATTCCCAGAATTAAATATTGTAGTTTCTCCTCTTTCTGGAACAAAATTTCTTCTGAGTTGCAAGTTTCCAGCAGCATCATAATCCAGATAAGGTGAAATATTCATATTAGCAGGTGCTTTTCTAACTTCAGCAGTTCTTCTGCCACCTCTAGCTAAATCAAGAGCATCCATTGATTGTCCACTACTTTCGGCATTAGCGTTAAAGTAGTTGAATAAATCTTGTGGGTTATTATCGTCTACCCACTTTCTAGCAACAGGCTTAAAAGCATTCCTGCTTGCTTCCCCAAGCAATTGAACATTAGGAGGTTTGGGAGTTCCCATTCTTTTATCCCAAATCTCAATAAAATTGTCAGTAGGAATTGGATTTCCTTCTTTGTCTAAAACAGCGTATTGACTGTAATCAACCCTAGGTTCAATAGCTTCAGGTTGTAAAGTTTCTGGATTAACTAAATTCCCGGTGTGAACATATTTATTAATTGTCTCACCTGTAATTGGATTAATAGCAGGAACAGGTCTAGTAAATGCTTCTAACCCTGGATTAGTAGGGTCTTCCCTGATAATGTCAACTAAGTTATCTCTACCACCTTCTCTCATCGCTCGGTTAATGTCAGTTATTTCCTGAGCAAGATTAGTAGTTTGTTTTCTAATAGGTAGCCCACCAGACTCCTCACTTACTGCGGGTCTTACTAAATAAAACCCACCATTTTGAGTAACATTAAAAACCTCTTTTGTTAGAGGATTCATGTAAGTAGCACGGTAGTTTTTTCCTTGATTATCTGTAGTCTCATAGAGTTTTATATTATCTCTATTAAAACTATCCATGTTACTAGCAGGAATGAACTTAGTTTGAGCAGCTTGATTAATATAATTATTGTATTGCTCAGGACTAATTAGTTGACGTTTAACTGCATCCTCAAAGGTAACTAATTCATTACCAAGACCATCAACTCTAGGAATAGAAATACTTGGGATTGCATTGCCTTCTTTGTCACCTGTATAAACAATAGTAGTTGGAGTTCCCCTGCCTTTACTAAACACCCTCTGATTAGTTTCTTTATCTATCCAAGTATTAGGTAGTTTAATAGAACCAGCATTATTTAAGAACCCACCTTGTCCTATCCTGGACATTACTTCTGGAGAGTATTCTTGTCCTACCCCTGCTATTGTTGGTGCTATGCCAATAGTTCTAGGATAGGGAACTGAATTGTCTCTATTAGCAATGTAACTAGCAGTACCAAAAAACCTACCTTCACCATCAGTTATTTGATTACCTACTTCTTGCTGTTGTTGAATATAGGCTCTTTCTTTGTCTCTATTCCATTGTCTATCAATTAAATATTGTCTAGCTTGTGGAGAGAGATTAGTGTACTCAGCTAAAGTGGAATTATTTTTAATAGCTAAAGGTGCGTGCCATTTATATTGGCTATTATTATTGCTCGACAATGGTGTTGATTGGTAAGACACTCCTGGAGTAGTAGGAGTAAATTGATTACCTTGTTGAATAAAAAAGTTGCTATCACCTGCAAATTCAGGGTTTTGATTGACTTCAAATCCTATACTTGATTGTATTGATGGTACAGGAATAAAATTACTTTGTTCACCTTGAATTAAATTAGGAATTTCTAATTTAGTAGGAATAGTTCTACCACCGCTAATCAACTTTTGAGTAACGCCAGTGGCAGGGTTAAAAACTAACCCTCTGTTATAGTCATAAACTAAACCAGTTAGCAAATCTGTTTTAATACCAACTGGTTTAGGTATAGGAATATTCGGAATATTTGCAGTTCTATTTTCTCTATCTTCTAATACATTGAACTGATATTTCTCACCTTGTGCTTTAGGCGTTTGAATCCCAGCAGTTCTATTAGTATTTACAGGAACAACGGTAGGATTAACACCTGAATCCTCACCCCTTATAAACGCTAACGCCCATCTCTCATAATCATTTCTTGGTTGCCAATTAGAGTCTTGTGCAATAGCATTCTGGACACCTGCTATATCTAACGGTGCTTGTGAAGCTCCAGTGCTTTTTTGACTAACCGCTGATGGGATATAAGCTGAATCATCTAATAAATCGTAATTAAAATCGTCATAACTTCCAGGAGCAGCATCGTAGATTCCATCATCAAAGTTAGTATAGTTGCCAACGTTAGCTGTTCTGGGTTCTTGAGATTGTTGAACTTCTGGACTAACGTACCTACCTAAACTACTAAGTACGGCTTCTTGAGTAGCATTCATAGCAGGGCTAGTTACAGCTTTGGCTAATCTATCTGCTACAATTCTTTTTTTATCTTGTTCAGTTTGCCCCTGTCTAAACATAAAGTTTCCACCAACTAAATCAGGGAATGATTGGTTGATGAAAGCATTTAATTGTCCAGGAGTCATCTGAGATACTAAATACTCAATTTCATTATTCATAGAAACTCTAAATTAATTTGTTGCTAGAGTTCCTATGAAGTTCACTACATTTCAGATGGCAAAGGAATTACTTGACCATGTTCATAAAAACCTTGAGTTTCTTCATATAAAGTAATAGGATATTTGAGAGATAAGTAATACTCAATCGGTTATTGGTTTGATTGTTGGTTCAGTTGTTGGTTCATGTTAAAAAAAAAATAAAGTAGGCATCCCCAGCAATTAAGCCAGGGAACAATCCTATCCTACTTCACAACGTAAGCTTCGTTGTAACTTGGATGTCCTACGTTATTAAATCTTGTGTGAAGATGAACCGTAATTTCATCTCCTAATTTAATAGGTGGCGTGTCCTTAACTGGGACTACACCAATGCTATAGCCATTGGACTTAGCAATGAAGTAATGCTTGCCGTCATTACCAATGCCTGACTCAATCTTCATGACAATAGCCTCACCTTTGAAGACTATTTCACGAAAATCTGAATATAGCCGTCCTACTATATTCAGTTTGTCAATTTTGAGAGTCTTAAGTTGTTCACATATCTGTTCTATACCTAATAGAAAACAGATATTAGTTGAGATGCCTACCCTGTCCTCATGCTCCTTTGCTTGAGGATTGGGAATCCCCGTTTTGTTGTTCCGGTGTTTGACATCCCAAAAGGCAGCCACAGCCATCATCCTCTGTGTAGGGGGTAAATGATTAAGTATTCCCTCATAGTATCTGCAGATATCTTTTTGAGAAGATAACCTACGCTCTTTAATAATTCTGGGAACTCTCTTACCTGGATTATCTTCTTCCCACTTGCGCTGCTCTAATCCAGCAGCATACATGGCAGATGAGTATTCGGAAGACACGACTTCTGCCCTCTCAATCCATTTCTTACTAGGATTGAGATGTGAGAAAAGAATGTTAAAAGGTCTGAGATTGGTAGCCTTAAGTTCTGGGTAAACCCAAAACTTATTTATTTCAGCTACAAGCAGTCCTACGGTATCATTAGGACGTGATGACATCTGGGATGACATATAGCAGTCGTCATTTTTGACCTGCTTCAACCAATCAACTCTTTCAGACTTGAGAGCATTACCGATATCATCTAGCAACTTCCTGTTAGGTGGTGTAGCACCTTTGAGGGAGTCTACTGCCGCTTGCAGCTGCGGCACTAACTGAAATACAAAGTCCTCACGTTTACAAGCCCAGGATTTGGCTATGTAGTATGTGATAAGACCAGTCAAGTTTTCCATTGACTTAACCAGGATTTGCCCTAGAGTCCCTTCAATGGGAATCTTCTTAGGTTTTAACCCTGCTTGGTCTAAGTCAGGTTCACCGAAGTTCTTGACTGCCTGAGCTACGTTAGGTAGAGTTGATGCAGGTAGCCACATAAGGAAATCCCCATCTGTGTCACGCCCCAGTTTCATTAAGGTATTGCAGTTACCTACAATAATCCCCTCCATCTGCTCCCATTTAGGCAAGACTTTATTTGTCCATACCTTAATATCATATTTCCATCTACAAGGATAGGGGAATACGATTACCTCTTCACCGTCAGGAAGTCCTGGGATATAACAGCAGTCATCTGGCAACTCCTCGTCTGGCATTACCATAGAGGAGTTAAATTTCATCCCACCAGATGTAGCTATCTCGCGCCACCGTCGGGATAGCATTCCCATAGTTGCCTTGATAACCCAAGGGTGGGTAGACAACTGACCGTGTACGTCAGACTTTAAAATCTGACTTAACCGAGATTCACTAACCTCACTAAACTCCTCGCTTTCATCCCCTTTCCGCAGGAGATACGCTAACAATTTCTGAGGATTGTTGACTAAGATATTTAACTCCTGTGCTCTCATTTGCGCTACGGGAACTATATCTTTCTGTACACAATCCCAAGGAAGGAACTGTACTACTGAGTATGAAAGATTGGACTTACGGAAGTCCCACCCCATTGCATACCGTTCAATAATCTCGGTATCAGTCTCTTCGACCTCAATAAGTCTGGACTTTCTAGACGGAGATTTAAACACCACACCAAAAGCCAATTTAGGAAGTGTATACTCCCCAGGTTTAACTTTATTGCCTTTGAAACAGGACGTAGGTAAAACAAGGTCATACTTACCTTTCTTAAACCCCACTGCAATTGTACCCTTTGCACACCAATCAGGGTACATATTGAAAGCCCTAAACTGGAATGGATTGAATATGGAATCCACAAACTCCATAGCAAACTTCTCAGAGCATTTCCCGTGGCAATCCCCAGTCCTATATTTCTTGGACTTGGCATCACCGTCATTAACAACTAAGAGTTTGATGGCAATATCCTTAATCAACTTACATTCAGTAGTCAGGTTAGAACCGTAGTTGGCAGCATTCATATTGCTACCAAAGAATCGAGTAAAGCAATTAAGTTCTGAGGTAGAATAGATTGCTTTACCTTCTTTCCTAGAGCCTGAACCACCAACTAATACATAGTCTTCAAAGCCTTTGTCAAGAACTTCAGAGATGTATTCTAAGTCAGGATTTTCATCAGCTAATAAACTACCCACATCACCGATAGCAAACTTAACGTCAGGGAATAGATGCCCCAACATCGTATTGTGATATGTGCTTTGGCAATGCTCTGGTAGCCACTGTTGACTAACTAGGTCGTATTGCCTTAGAATAAGCTTAGATGGCATTGAGTAGACTCCAATGTTATTGAATAGAAAACCCCCTAGTAGACAGCGACCAAACTAACTACTAAGGGGTTTTTGTTTAAATCTGCACGAAGTGAACATAAAAATAACTCACTTCAATTCAACCTAAGTCAAATCAAAGTGAGTTAGTTCAATCCTATTTAGGCGTTAGCCTATTGATTCTGCATCATCTGCATAAATAATAATCTATTCCCAGTGATAAACTCACAGCATTCCAAAATTCGCCCCATGCAAGAGCCTCACTGTGATGGAAATTTGTTAGTCGGAACTTCCCTTCCCTCGTTCCTCTCCAATACACGGCAATACCTTCTTCTGTTTTTTCGACAAAAGGTTTTTGTTCTGCTTTCATAACTTAACTCAAATTAACTCAAAACTGATTAGGCGTTAGCCTTGTTCAGTTTGAGGGCGCAAGGTGCATTGAAATTTCAATGCAAAAGCCCTTGCAGCCTTATAATTTTTACATTCTGCTACCCTGCCATCAGGGTAGACAATATGCCATTCTGTCGCATTTAAGATAACATCCGGAGGAATGTTATCTTGTGGACTATAATAAATCATTAACAAGAAACTCCCTTTCTGTGTACAAAAAGCTTCTCATTAATTTTAAACTACAGTCGTTTAAATGGAAACATTTCGCGAGATATTTTCTGTCAATTCCCTCGTCGCTATCATTAACTACAAGTACAAAAATAGGTGCGTAGCACCCCATAAAAAAACTCTTCACTCCTAATCCCAAAAGAATACTAACTCCGAAGGAACTAAAACTACGACTAGGGAGCGTAGCGACCCATAAAAACTTTCTTTAGTTTAAACCTGAGTTATGTTATTATTTAAAGCAAGCAAAATAAACTAAGTTTACCATGACAGTATTAGTTGACCATCAAATCAAATCTTTTTGTGAGAAAGGACTTGTTAAGCCCTATGATGAATCCTTGGTTAATCCATCTTCCTTAGATATTAGGTTAGGAAATAATCTAATTATTGACAATGAGATTGCAAATATTTCTCATCACACAAAAGAAAATCCCTACATCTTAGATGCTAATGAATTTGTGCTGGCAGAAACTCTAGAATATTTAACAGTTCCAAGTAATGTTGCTATAGAGTTAAAGTTAAAATCTTCTAGGGCTAGAGAAGGATTGTCTCACGCATTAGCAGGTTGGGTAGATAACGGATTTCATGGAGTATTGACTTTGGAATTAAAGAATTACTCTACAAAAAAACCAGTGTTTATCTACCCAGGATTGAGAATAGGTCAGCTAATTATTCACTCTACAGAAAAACCCACTACTCCCTATCAAGGAAAATATAGCGGGTTCACTACTGTTATGAGTAGTTTGGATAAATAAACTAAGCCTTGAGATAATCAAGATTAAAAGCCTCTCTACTTCTAATGGTGTCGGCTATTATATTTAACCACTCTTCAGTTATCATTTTATTTGATAACTGAAATGTGACATAACCATAGTAAAGGCAAAGGTTATTTTTTATATAATCTCTTTCTATCCCACCTCCGCTACTATGCCCACCTTTACCCCAAGTACCACCATTGATTTCTATGAGAACCTTAGATTTAATATGAGCATAGTCTGCCCTAAATCTGCGTTTAGGAACAGGCTTAAACTCATTTATTAAATCAATGCTAGGATAAAGAGTAAGCCATAGTTCTTCAAACTTTAATTCAAGAGTTGACTTTGGCATCTTCTTTTGCTAAATACCCTAAGTTTATTTTTCTCAATCATAATTACTTCACAAATTACTTCACTATTAATGGGGCAATCGCCCCTATACTTTTGATGGTTTAACTACCGAATCCAAGCAACGCATTTACTGGAAAATCTATTTTCTTTTTTATATTGTTGTTATTAGCTTGTGTGTCTAATCTAATTGCACTAGGGGCAACTAAATATCTATTATCAAGTTGTTGTTTTTTCATAACTCACCTGTTTATTTTGCCGAATATATTATACCATAGAGCAAGCAAAATAAACAGTGGTTGGTTAAATAATGGAACTAAATAAATCTACGGAACTGAGCAACAGCTTGGGAATAGCTATTGTTAATAGGAATACAGACTTAGCTAAATCAGTTATAACGGAACTGTCAGATTTGGAAGAAACTCATTTAGCTAAGATAACTTCTAGGGTTAGAGAGAATATATCTAATGAAGAATGGTCTTGGTTTCAATCACTTCTTAATGATGGGAACGAGAGTAAACCTGTAGCTCCGTTGGCTGATGAAGATAAGGAATTAAAACAAAAATTAGAAACAAGAATTATAGAGAACACAAAAAGGTTTTTTATAGACACAGGCAGGGATTTATATATTCTCAAGCAGAGAAAACTTTATCGTGAACAATACAATAGTTGGCAGTCTTATTGTCAACTAAGTTTAGGCATTAATCCTACTACCGCAAGTAGAGCTATTAAGGCATATCAAGATTGTGAAAGTATTCGCATTTACTTTAATGATGATACCTTGCTTCCTAAAACAGATTATGTTCTTAGATTATTAGGACAAATAAAAGATGTAGAGTTAAGAGCTAATGTGTGGCGTAAAGCTTTAGAAGATTGTGGTAATTCACCCACTACCTCAGACATTAGAAGGGTATATGCTGAGATAATTAACCCTGAAGTTAAACCACCTAAGCCTAATAACTTAGAATTTAAAGTTGGTGATTTTGTATCTATAAAAGAATCCTGCATTAAGTGGGGTAAAGTAATTGAGATTACATCAGGATTAAGATACAAAATTAAGTCAGGAGATATCACTTCAACATACCAGACTTATCAAGTAACTGAATTAGAAATACCTCTGTTTATTGCTGAGGCAGTAGAACAACTTTATCAATCTCATTCACCTAAATTAAATACAAATACTCTACTGAGTGACAATCACCCTCATACAAAATCTATTGCCACTACATTTTATGGGTATAACGAATTTGCTGATTGGCAAATATCTTTGTTAGGGAGTCTAAGAAGCTTATGTCAATAGAACTCTTCAGGAAGTATCAACAAACAAAGTCTATTGCTATTAGAAATAAATTGGTAATGCTCAATGAAGGATTAGCTTATAAAGCTGCACATACAGCTAAGTTATACTGCAATGAAAGTTTTGATGACTTATCACAAGAAGCGTTTATAGGATTGATTAGAGCGGTGGAAGACTATGACCCCTATAAAGGAACTATGTTTTCTTCCTACGCAGTCCCTAGAATATCAGGAAAGATATTGCAATATCTTAGAGATAGGTCTAAGTTAATTAGGCTTAGTCAGTCAATGCAAAAGTTAATAGCAGACATTAAAAGGATAAGCAAACAATCAATTACTGTAGAGGAAATATGTAGACAATTAAATATTACTCAGGAAGAATATCAACTAGCTATTGGTGCTTATGCTGCATCTACTCATCTTCATTCTATTGATGATGATAGTGATGATAGAAAACCACTAGAGTTACCATCACATGATAATCAAATAGAGGAAAGTAAAGTATTCAAAGTTGATTACAGCAATGCTACTAATGAGGAACTGAAATCTCTTACTAGTGGTGATTTAAATGTTAGAAGTATTTGGTTAATGGCAAGTAATTGGATTAAAGAAGAAGGATAATATGACATTTAGGATACCAACACTTACATCTGCTGATGACGTTGCTGTATGGTTGAGTGGGGCAAAACAACAGCTTGATGATTACTTTGTTCAGCTACCCGCTTCTCATTATGATGAGTTTTTCTCGCATCTTCCTGCCGCTGAACAATTAGTAGAAGCACAGGCAATGAGAAATGCAGAACAAAAAAACTATTTGCTAGAAATAGAAAGACAAGCTAAAAGATTTGGGTACAAACCAGAAAGAAGAAGAGTTGAAGAAGCAGTATCAGGTGGTGACATAGATACGGAATTTGTTCCTGAAAATGCTCCAGTTAATTCTCAAGCACGTTCTGCTAAAGCTCCTCAAGGTGCAATCCGAATTGAAGGTGATATTTTTATGCCTTTAGAAGAAGAGCAAGCAATGAGAGAGCAGTTCAGAGGAAAAGGAAATGCTTTCTTTGATGAATTAAAAAAGAGAGGGTTAATTCAAGTATTAACTCCTGAAGGAAATAGGGTAGTTCCAAAGAAGTATGCAATTTTTGATGAAACACTAGGAGAAAGAGGTAGGTATACTCTCAAGCCTGAAGTCCAATCGTATTTAGAATCCAGGAAAGTCAATACTCCTCAAGGTGTAGTAAGTCAACCCATTGCTGAAACCCCTCTTGTACAATCGTCTCCTCTTCCCAATAATGCTGAATCCGAAGCAACCTTAAATGATTTAGATAATCTCTTTTTAAACTCACAAACTCAACCTACCCCCCAAGAAGTTCCGGGAACTGTAACAACTATCTCTACAGATAATGGGGCAATTGCCCCAGACGTTGTGAGCGTATTATCAACACAGCCGGGGTTTAGTGTAGTTCCAGAACCCGTATCTTATAGCCCACTACCCATACCAGAAGGAACTCCTGAGAGTGGTATTAATCGTAGTGTTTACCCTGGAAGTAAAGCTGTATCTACTTCTTCCGGTATTCCTATGAGTGGAGGTGGTGGGAGTATTCCCCCTAAACCCCCCACAGGTGGTGGTAACTATGACTTTGATGGGGAAGAGTTTAACCGTCAGAATAACTACACTCCTTACGGTGGCACACCCAACCATCCAGAAATACCAGGATTAAATGACCCTGTAGATGCTGACGCAAATCTTAAATGGTTATGGGAAAGAAATCAACGAGAAACGCAAGCCCGTCAACAATATCTAAACGACAAGGCAAGACAAGTGGCTGATACTGGTAGTTGGTGGGGGAATGTATGGGATGGAGTTGGTAGAGGTTTTAATTATTCTGTTGAAGCTGGCAGAATGCCTGGTAGAACGGCATCTGTAATATGGAATCGCGCACCTAAAAAAGAATATGAACATCTTACTCCTGAAGGTAAAGCAGCTTTTTTTGGTGGCAGGGTTGCTGGAGAAATAGGTAATGGAACTAAACAAGTATTATGGGAACTACATCCTGATGACTTTACCGCTACCCATTCTGTAAGAGCAGTTAGAGAGTCCGGTGGTAATCGTATAGCTCAAGTTTTGATACCTTATATGACAACAACCGCATTGCAGCTAGGGTCACAAACCTATAACCCATTTAACCTGGGTGAAGGCGGTAGGGTTGCAGGATATCAAGCTATTAATCCTGATGAGGATGACCCACGTATTTCTACATCACCAGTGAGTGAGTTATTAATTGACAGAGGATTGTTAGGTAGAAGAGGTAAGCTACTTCCTTGGGAGCAATTTAGACAAGAAAGAACTGATATCCCCTATGAACAGTATCAGAAGTATCAAGACTATTTACGTAATAAAGATGATAACTTCCTAAGAGATGCTACCGGGGGACTAATTAAGGGGACTATGGATGGAATTAATGGACCAGAGTTGTCAGTGATGGGTTATTCTGTCACACCTACTGGGGCGTTAGCCGCCGGGGCTGCACTGTTAGCGGGTAGGGAATTAGTTAGAACAGGAAGAATAGCAGGGTTAAGGAAGTAATAATCATGCAAATATTTGGTAGAGAAATAAACCCACAAGTTGCTTTTAAAAGGTATGGAAATGCCATTAGAGACGGAAGAATGTATGCTACCCGTCCTCACATCCCTCAAGAGTATTATGGTAATGCTGACAAAGCATCTTTTTGGTTAGGGCAACAACCTGGTATTGGTAATGCCTTAGAGTTTGCCGTTGATAATCCCTATGGTGCTGCTGCTGCATTGGCTGGCGGTACTGTAGTAAATAATTTAATTGGTAATCCAGTAGGAGGGGCTATTGATTTCCTCTCAATGGGATTAACTAATTTAAAACCTGATGAGTATGAACCGACAGACAAACAAAGAGTTATGTTTGTTGACTTACCAAGTCAGGAAATTGTTTACACAAATAGATATGGAGTTTCTGCCAAAATTCCATCTTCCAATGCTGCCTCTGTGGTGGCTGCTGATACTTTAGCTACACAACCTGGAATGCAGCAGCCCAACCAAGTTCAAATACCAGAACTTAATGAGGAAGAGCGGGATAAATTTATGAAGTACACTACTAACCGCACTGCTCAACAGATATTAACTTATCAGGCGTTGCAAGACTTTCTTAATCAACAACCTGGAATGGAGGGCTATCAATGAACTGGGGAAGTGTAGGAAGAGGATTTGCTTCTGTAGCTGATGACATTGCCCGTAGTCAAATGGGTAGAAGAATTGGTGAGGAGTATGTTGACAATGCTGCCAAAGCAGTTGCTAGAGAATTGAATGTTAATGATTTATTCACTGCTGATGACGCTGCTAAATATATGGCAGAAGCACAAGAAGATGCTGCTAAATGGTACGCAACTTTTGTTGCGCCTAATGGTCAAATACCTGTGGATGAAAATGAAATCCTTTATCGGATAGGCAGGGGTGCAGCACAAACAGGGCAATTTGCTAGGAACAATGTTGGTAATGCTTTAAATGTAGGAGTAAATGCCATGTTTTTAGCACCAATGGCTATGCAAATGTTACCACGCTCTGAAGAGGAACAATATTATGGGTAACTTTGGCAGGATAGCAGGTAGAGCATTCAATTATGGTATGCCTGTAGTTGGTGGTTTTGTAGACTACCAAAGCGGGAAAGAAGAGGGAGAAGATGACATTCGGGCTGGTGTTGGTGCTGTAGGTTCTACCCTTGGTGGTTTAGCCGCCACTGGTGCTGCCACTGCTGCTGGTGCTAAGGTTGGGGCTGCCCTTGGTACTGCCTTAGCACCAGGAGTAGGAACACTTGCTGGTGGTGCTATTGGTGGACTTGCAGGATTGGGTACTTCATTAGCAACACAAGGTTTAGGTAGCTTTGCCGGGGGATGGACTGCTGACAGATTAGATGAAGCTGTTAGGGGTAAAAATACAGGAGTTAAAAATAAGATGTCTCAATATGTACAAGACCAAAGAACAGGCGATATTGCAGAGGTTGATGATAACGGGAATATAGTTGGTTGGATTGTTAAAGGTGGTGTGGTTGTTGCTGGTGGTAACACCATGCTTAATATTGGCAATGAATTAAAAGACATTCCTTACGATTACGCTAGGAATAAGGCTATATTTCAAGCTGACCCATTATTAAATGCAACACCTGAAGAGGCTGCTCGCTGGGCTGCAAGAGAAGTTCCAAGTGACATAGGAAGAGCCATAGGTAGAGGCTTTCGTACCACCGGAAATAATATTGGTAGGGTCTGGAATGCTATTCCTGGCAATAATGTAGTAAAAGCTGGTGCTGCATTAGCTTTTGTTGGCGACCAGCTAACTGGTGCTAACTTCTCAAAGGGTGTTGGTAGAGTTCTTGCTGGTGGTGCTGACGCTGTTGCTAACACTGTAGGTTTTAACACAGATTTTGATGGACGAAACAGGATGAGTCAACAACAAATAAAGCAAAACAATGAGACTGCTAGGGTTGAAGATAATCTAAAAATCTACAACCCTTATGATGAAGCAATCTATCAGAAAGGCTTTCGTAGTCGGCAGGAAATGGAAAACTACGAAAACAGAATATGGCAGCGCAACGAAGACAAAGCTGCTGAGGTCTTCAAAAAGCGTGATGACATTGCTCGTCGTAACTTTATGACTGAGTTTACAGCACAGCAAGCATCTGATTTGTTATCAAGGTATGCTGAGATGCCTCAATCTGTAGCTAATAGCATTGCACAAATCTATCAAGCAGCAAGGTAAGAGATGGAAATCAAAGAGCAAGCTTTAAACAAATCTAAAATGTGGCAAGCCAAAAAAGCTAAATCTTCTTCTTATGATGCGCCAACTAGCACAGGTTTAGACACAAGTTATTCTACTCAGAAAAGTGTAGATAGAATAGGGGGAGTAAAATATGAATAAACAACTGCAAGCTTTAGAGAAAGCTACGTTGTGGAAAGAAAGAAGAACTTCGGACGGTAATTACATAGAAAGGCTTGACAAAAACGGTAACGTTTATGAAAGAGTTTATTCTCCTATTCCAAAACAAACCACAATTAAAAAACCTACTCAAGCTAGACCTCAACCACCCAAAGTAAAACCACCGTCTAAGACAAGATACACACCAACTCCAGAGCAAGAATACATAAGACAGCAAGGGGATCTAGCATTAGAGAAACAACTACGAAATCAAAAATATTGGTTTAACCTATTCAATGAAAATGCTAAGGAGGCTCAACAAAGTAATCAGAAGTATGGTCGTGAATTGCAAGACTCAATAAACAATACCAATTTACGGATGCAAGAAAAAAGAACATGGGGTGATGTAGAAGAAGCAAAGATTACTAGTGGGAGTAATCAGAATATTGCAAAAACACAAGCTGAAAGTGCTGGCAATGTTGCAAACATTAATGCCACAAGTGCTGAAACTGTTGCAAACATTAATGCCACAAGTGCTTTCAAAGTAACTGAGCTTGAAACTAAGTCTAAAAATTATGGTTATGATAAACAATATGAGTGGACTAAGTATCAAGCTGACAGAGATGCTGAAGCAAGGAATAGACAAACCGATGCAAACTACTTTGTAGAAAGAGAGAAAAATGCAAACCAGAAAGAAAAGAACAAACAGGATTTTTATCTTAACGCTGGTCTAGGTATATTAGACTCAATGAACAAACAAAGAGCTTCTAGTAGTCAAGCAGCAGCACAAATATACAGTTCTTTTTTGTCAAGTAATCCGTATAACTTTAAGTATTGGAATTAAAGAAAGGGTAGAGTATGATTGGTTTTTTTGGAGCTTTATTAGGTGGGCTTGCAAGCGGTGTTGTTGGTGGATTATTTGGAAACAGTCAACAAAAAAGGCAACACCAGCAAGCAAAGGATTTAGCACAGCAACAATTGGAAAATAGTATGAGACTAGGTCAACAGGCATTTGACTTTAGAAGGCAAGAAGCTGACCAAGATTTTGGCTTTAGAAAGACCTTAGCTGATGATGGCTATGCGTTTCAAATTAGAAAAGCTAATGTTGATGATGAAATAACCCGTCGTCAGAATCAACAGCGATTTGGTTTTGAAAAACAATTAGCTGATGATAACTACGCTTTTCGTAACAAAGATAGGGCAGAAAGAGAGCGTGCTGCTGACGAGACCACGGAAAGAGATTACCAAATGAGAAATGAAACTACTAATGCTGCTAGACAAGCTGCTAATAGTGCTTTCTTTGGTGGTGGTGGTAATAGATTTAATAGGTTTAACAGTGGCAGTAATAGATTTAATAGGTTTAACGCTAGAAGTTAATGTAAAAGGGAGGTAATAACCTCCCTCAATTAAATCTAGTAATCTTGAAAATCTATTAACTCCCTCATTTCTTCATTTTTGATTATTGAATCGGCATTATTAATCGCCTTATTCCAGTATTCCCAATTTCTAACAATCCAACCTTTAGGTGAAAATGGATATTTTGTTTCAGCTACAACTATCCAGTCGCCTGAAGGTTGAAAATATATCAACAGTCCGCCACTGTAAACAAATTTACTTGATACATCAATGGTAAGAAGTTCTGTGGCTAGAGGGTCATTATTGTTTTGCTCCCTAGCCTGCAACCAGGGGAAAGGGTATACTGTTTGGGTTTTGTTGAGTGGGATTTCTCTTAACAACACAATTTCTAATTCCTTGATTACATCACCATCATTAAGGCGTTAGCCTTACAAATATAATACTTTATAAAACTAAAACTAAACTATGACAAATCAAAAAGTAGAATCAGTACAAGAATATGTGGACAATCTCCCTAATGAAATCTTTTCAATGATAATGGAGATTGTGTATTCCCCTACTCCCAGCGAGAAAGAAATTTACCAAACTTTAATTGATTGGGGAAAGGAAAACGACACTCCTTTTGTGTTTGGTTTTACCTATGTAAAAACCTGGGTAAGGTCTAAACAAAAAGTAGGAACGTTAGCACAAGATTACAATAAAGACCTAGAGAAATATCAAGGTGCTGACTTGTCTCTAGGTTTAGCTCGCAAGGTAGGAGCTACTATGGGCAAACTTCTGGATAAAGGAGTAGCGCAATTAGAGGAAACTGATTGGTCTAAAATTCCCCCATCTGAAATCTTAAAGTTTATACCTGCTGCTGCCAGAGAACAAAATAACACTTTAAAAATTGTTTCTGAGTTTCAACAAATTAAAGATAAAAAAGACCTAGTATTTGCAGGTGCATACAGGATGCAACAGGAAATACTAGAAACTTTTAAAGATAATCCATTAATTTATGAAGCAGTTCAGGAGGCAGCAAGGGCTGCTATGTTAGTTATTGAAGAGGCAGAATATTGACCATACTTATCGCCTCTTCAATCCAGTAGAACTGAATCTCAACATTTTCCGCCGCTTGTTTATCTTCTTCTCTGTCACCAATCATGATTACTTTTTCTAGTTTGTTTTTGTCCACCGAGTTTCTCGAGTAATACCATATTGCTTGTTCTAACATCCCAGAGCAAGGCTTTCTGAATTTACCTTTTGTCCCTAATTTCTGAGCAGATGAAGTATTGGATAAATCCCAAGGCTTCCCACCAATCCATGACTGACTATGAGTTGAATATCCGGATATTTCTCCAACATAGCAGGTATTTCCTTGAAAATCTGGACAAAAGTAAATTCTTTCAAATACAGGCATATCTAATTCTTTAACAAAAAGATTATTGCAATACATCATTTCATCAAACACTGTATCCAAAGATTTAAAACGTTTTTCTACACCACCTTGATTAGAGACAATTGCTAAAGTAAAATCTTGTGACAGCAATCTTTTTACTAAATCCAAAGAACCAGGTTTAATGATTTGTTGTTCTGGCTTGTTAATAAAACCATTTTCTTCTGTTGAAATGACAAGAGTTCCGTCTTTATCCAATAAAGCTAACTTCATTTTAACCTTTTAACTACATCACTGCTCCTGGGGTGTTAACCCCTTTATTTATGATACTACTAACCAATGGCCAATCAACTACTAAGAACACAACGGGATGCTGCTAGAGAACGAGCCAAAGATAAAGCTCGTGAGGCTATGATTACAGCACCATCAGAAGAGATGGTAAAAGCACAGAATGAATTTCCATTCTTCTGTGAATATGTTACCCGTAACTCTGAGCGTCCTATTGTTCTAGCCAAACATCATTTGGGGTGGGTAAAACATTGGATTACAGGAAAAGATAGTGAGAATCTTGTAGGTATAGCAGGTGTGGACATAGATTTACTCGCCCCACGCGGAAGTGCTAAGTCTACAGTATTGGGTTTATTTCTTGCGTGGTCTATAGGTAAACACGCATTAGCTAAAAGAGTATTACAAATACTATATGTAAGTAACAGTATTGAATTAGCCCGTGCTAAATCTGCTGCTATAAAAGATATTATAAGTAGTCCAGAATACCAAGAAGTATTTCCTACAGTTATCCCAGCAAAACACAGATGGGCTGACAGTTATTGGGCTATAGATTTTAGTTACGCTGGTATTAAATCTAGTGGTACTGAGAGATTTACCATGATTGCTGCTGGCGTAAAGGGTGGTATTGTCAGTAAACGCTTTAACTTGGTTATTTTTGATGACTTAATTAAATCTGTAGATGAAATGGCTACAGGAGAAGCCAGGGTTAAGCTAGAAAAGTTGGTATCATCTTCTATTAACCCTACGTTACTACCAGGAGGGCGTAAACTTTCTTTGGGTACTAGATTCCGTCCTGATGACATTCACTGCACTGCTTTTACCCCTGACAAGGGATGGTATCAAATTCAGGAAAGCGCAATACTCATAGATGAAGAAGGAAATGAGTATAGCTTTTGGGAAGAATGGTTAAAGCTAGAAGATTTGCAAAGACGTAGACAAGAAGACCCCTTGGCGTTTGCCTACCAATACCAGAATACAATTGTTCCCCTGGAAGATATTGGTTTAGAACCAGGATGGATTTACTTTGAAAACATTCCCACTGAATTTGATAATTATGTTGTCGGTGTAGACTTAGCTGCTAGTTTAAAGCAGAAAGCAGACTACACAGTGATGATGTTGCTAGGAGTATTGGACGGTAAGTTTTATTTCCTTGATTACCGTAGGGGTAAATGGCAAGGTAACTTACAGATACTAGATGCCTTATTGGAAATGTATGAAGAATGGTATGAAGATGGTGTACCATTCAACATTTACGTTGAGTCAGTAGCTTATCAGTCATCTTTGCAGGGAGACTTTCAACGTTATGTTGTCAACGAAAAAGGTTTATACGACATCAACTGTTACCCCTACAGACTGAAAGGAGATAAGTTAGCCCATCTCCTGTCAATCAGTGGGGCTTACGCCTCTGGGGTGGTGAGGTATAATAAATATAAGTTCAAGCTCAAAGATGAAGTTATAGATGAGCTTGTAAACTTTGGAAGTAAATCGCATGATGACTGCTTAGATGCCTCTGCAATAGCGTTACAAGCTGCTGGGGTCAGAAAGAGGATAGAGGCAAGGTAAACGGAAACGGTAAGTTTTAACTCCATTTAGTTCAGATATTTCACACTTCCATTCTTTTAAAAGCCTCCGAACATATCTTCTAGTCCCACCACTACCAGATTTGCAGCCAACAACAGAATAACACTGGTCTAATGTTACCGCATTACCTTCTTCCATAAATCTTCTTAATATATTTTCTGTTGAGTCGTAAGTTACAAATTCAAATTGTTCAAGTAGATGTTCATTATTGATTGGCACAATAACCAAAGCGGCATTGTGTCTTCTACCCTTCGCGCATTTAACTAACCCTAATTCTATGAGTTCATGAACCGCCCTTAAAGATGTACTTTTATCCGCCCTTAATACATTAGTTAAATCTTTTATATAAGTAACTCCATTATTTGAATTAATAAAATCTAAGGCTTTTTTTCTGTTTCCACCTAAAACATCTATCTTTTTATATTGGTTAAAATCATCAAGTAAATGTTTTCTATCAATGTCAATATAAATTTTTTTAACTCTATTGAGCTTGAGAAAAACAACTTTTTCAGTTTTGACTAATTTAACTAGTGCAGTATAAACGGACTTTTTGACCCAAGTTTTCTCCTCATTAATCTGAGATGCAGTAGATGGACGTGATAAACTTTTTAATCTTTTTAAGATTTCATCGGGTAAAGTTGTCTTTTTCTTTGGTTTAAGACTTTCTATATAATCATCAAGTAAATCTTTTCTATCAGCATCTATGTAATAGGTTCTAGCTGTAGACCTCATACTTACTATTTCACCACTTGCCAGTAAGACTTTCAACCATCTTTCCAGGGTAACTTTACTTGATACTCTATCTGCATACATCTCTCTGACAGACAAAGGTTTATCAGTGTTTTTTAGGTGGTTTAATACTGTCTGTTTGTAGTTGGTTATTTCTCTTTTAGGCTTATCTTCTTTAACTTTTTTGCCTGTTTTAGTTGTATCTACTTCAACCTTCTCAACTCGTTTAACTACTTCATCTATTAACTTTTGGTTTTTGAGCATTTTAAAGCAGTCAATACAAACTACTCTACTTTCTACTTGCCACTCCATGTTATTACGAAATTTATGGCACGACTCACACCGCCCAACCTTGGTTTCTATTTGAATAGCTATCATAACTTTAACTTCTGTTTATTTTGCTATTGGTTATTATAACCTGCAAGGTAACAAAAGAAAAGGGGCATGGTAGCCCCTAAATTTTATTTAATACACTTAAACTACATCAAACTAAATAGGGGCGTAGCCCCCATGTTTCAAACTTCACAAATAATTAGGCGTTAGCCTTGCCCCCTATTCTTAGTATAAAAACACTAGGAATAGGGGGCTTCCAGTCAATTACCTGCCTGAACCGCGTTCCATAAGAAACTCCATTTATTGCTAATACTTCAATTCTAATGGGGCAATCGCCCCTGTACCACTGGGAAAAGTGGGGAGGATAATCCCCAGTGGTAGTCATCAGGTCAGGCTAGGGAACACCACCTAACTTGCTGCAATGATATCACGTAATTGTGATACTGACAACCCTGCAAGTAGAATATTTTCAATTACTTGCTGCATTATTTTTTCAGCATTGCGCTTGTCAGTCGCCTTGACAATTACTTGAAAATCAGGGATGGATTTACCAACACCAATAATCCACTGTTTGCAGCGTCTAGCATTGGATTTATAGCCATCAGCCATCATTTGTCTAACTTGAGAGTCCGTAGCTGGGATATGTTCAATGAGTTCTGGCGGCTGCTCAAGCTCAACTAAGGGAGGAGCAACGTCGTCCAAGGTTAAGCCATATTGGGGAACAGGAACGGCTAACTGAGGCGTTAGCCGTTCACAAGTTGCCAAATAATTGTCAATAAACTTCTGAGTACGTTGAGACTCAGGGCAACGGTCGAATAAATACTTGGCTTGGTCAATAGTTTCACACTTAGCAAAAGACTGGGGTTGGCGTGGGTCAAATCTGCGGAAAACAGATTTAGCTACTTTGGAAACGGTTTCTTTAGCTTGAGTTACTGCTGCTTTAATGGGCTTGACAAATTCGTAAGCAGTTTTAGCAAAGCCACGAAACTTCATCAAGGCATAGGCCGTTTGATTCTGAAACCACTTGGCTTTGATGCCACTGGCAGGATTACAGTTAGCAACTAAATACTCAAGACTAGAGAGTGACGTGATAGCAAATTCACACACCCGATGGTATGTGTTCTTGGTATCCTTAAGCAAATACACCCCATCTAACTTTCGGTCAGAAGGAACATACTTAGAGTAATCCGCCCAATATAATCGAGCAATGAAAGTGCCGATAGGGCATTCGGCAAACTGGTAACGACGTGATTCTTTGAGGCAGGTTAATGTTAATTCGGGCTTAATAGATACTGACATGAGATTTTCCTCTGTTTATTTTGCTAATAAATTGAACTGAACATTGAACTGAACACGGTCGTTGTAGGGGCTATCTAGAATTACCTAAAGTGCGTCCACTTAAACTACAACTACAAAAAAAATAGAACGCGTAGCGCACATAAAAAATACCCAATGGATTAAACCAATGGGTAAAAATTGAGCATTAAGCTGCTGCTAAAAGATTACGACGACGAACTCCAATTCCTTCACATTCAATGTAATCAAGGGGAACGATATAACAAACTTCACCGCGCCGGACAAAGAAGTTAAAATCGTCGGAGTTTGTTCGGTTTTTCAAAAGGTTGTTTAGACCTGCCAGGGGAATGAGTACGCTATCGAAAGTTTTTATGTCAATCCACAAGATATGGGTTACTTCCTTGTGGAATGGCATTTCGAGATATAATCCACGAGTGGATTTATACTTTTGAAAGTACAAATTCTCAATGCCTTTAGTGGAAGCCTTAATCAAAATCGTTACACTTTTAATCTCACTATTTTTCCAGAAAACCCATCGGAAGACATTAGCTTCAAGCTGGGTTAGGTTCAGGGTATCAACAGACTTAAAAGCCCATTGAGAAAAGATATTGCAAGCTAATTTGCTGATTTCAACTGTTGTGTAAGCCATGATAAGCTCCAATCAAATAAAACTACAAACAAAAAAAAGGGAGCGTAGCTCCCCATAAAAACCTTCTTTCGATTAAGCCTAGATAAAGAAATTCCCTTCACGCTTTAATTTTTCTATCAAGTTTTCATCTTTTAAAGGATGAACTTCAATTTCAAAGCCCAAAGCCGAGGATATTTTCTCATATTCTAATTTTCCATTTACGGAAAATTTTTTTGTCTTAAACCTACCAAAACACGGATTACCGGAATGGAAATCCGTAAAGTAATAAGTCATTTCTTCTGGTAACGACTCTTCATTCAGTAAATTCATTACATTCCGGTAAACTTCGGATGTTTGAAGCAAGTCTTTATTTAAGTTGGTCATTTTCTTTTTCTCCGATTAGTTAATTTCCACCAAAAGTAATTAGGCGTTAGCCTTGTACTTGCTAACGCCAACCAATTAAACCTTGCTTTCTGCAATAAGCCAATTAATGGCTTTTACAATGCTGTTTCCGTGACAGTCTAAGGGTTCACAGAAACAGATTAATCTGACATTGACACCTGACTTAACAAGCAAAGCAATACGTTTTAACTCATTCCAAACTGAGTTTTGGGCGTCAGGTTCACGCCATGCAATTTGCATCTGCTTCCAAAGCCATCTGTGATACAAGTCACAAACAGTTTTTCTGGTATGTTCACCACCCATAGGGTATGGATTCCCTAAAACACTAGGTCTACCAATGTAAATATCGGTATAACCAAGCTCAGGAGAAAGTGTTTTCTTATTGACAACTTTGATGTTGCCAACCTTGAAAGTTTGAATCACTTTTGTTTTGGGAACACGCTTGATATTTTCAGCAGTCCCTTTGCTAAATCCGTCCCAAATAGCTAAACCAAAGTCAGCTTGAGAACACATAAACTTATCTCTGTCAGTATAACTGCCATCAACTTTAACTGTACAAAAGCCAGCATTATTTCTTGGCTTTTGATAAGCATGAAAAACAGTTACCGCTTTATAATCTTTGGACTTCAGATATTGCTGAACTAAGAGGTCAATTCCGGGAGCATCTCCAACAAGAATCTCAAATCTTTGCTCCATGATTTTATCTAAAGACTTAATAACGTCTTTAGGTAAAACAGGTATTGAACGGCTGCCAGAAATTACTACTTTCATAGCCAAGTAAATAAACTACAACTAAATAATTTAGGAGCGTAGCGACCATAAAAAAAGGTGGCTTTTACACCACCTAATAATTTATAAATCGTCTATCGTTTCTGCCATTACAGGCTCGTTTAAGCCTGCGGGTTCGTCAAAACGAGGTTCATTTTCCCACTCCTCGTCTATGGACTTTACTGATAGTCTATACTCCAAGAATATAGACAGTAAATCTTGAGAATCCTTGAGGAATTTCTCTTCAAGAAATTCGTTAAAATTAAAGTTAAGGTTCATAATAGACCCCAAATTAAACTACAACTAACTAATAGGAGCGTAGCGACCATAAAAAAACCGTCAGCATTTAAGCCAACGGATAAACTCTAAATTTGAACTATTACTGCATTTGGGCAGTGAGTTCGTATCAAGTTGCCGACTACATTCCAACCCCCACCAGCTAAACCACATCCCATTTTATAGGGAAGATATGGGGTTAACCCTAACTCAATGGATTTAGTGTGAAGTTTATTGAGGCAAACCGTCAAAGCATCATAATCAGTTTGACGTTTACCAATCCCATAGCCATTTTGACCTGCCATGTTGCAAATATATAAACCAGGATTGACCTTTACAAACTGCACCATTCCAAGGAGGAATTTACCCTCCTTGCAATACTTGGAATAGGAGGTAAAGCAAACTGGGTATTTTTCTCGCAGGGATTTAGCTAACCCCGCACCCATCACGCCCTTGCAATTAACTTGATGGCAAATAATGCCAGATTCAATTGTTAACAAATTACCTTTGATTAATTCCATGCCAATAAACCACCATAAACTACACCTATTTTGCAGGAGCGTAGCGACTCATAAAAATCTTTATTGTTTTAAATTTTTGTTCAAAGCTTCTGCCAATTTAATGGCTTTGGCTTTAGTTAAACCAACTTTAATGTTAGTTAATTTACCATTAAGTTTCCAGATAACAGACCAGTATGTGTCATTGTTTATCAGCATTTGGACAGCATGAAAACTGTTTTCAGATAACAATTTTCTAGCGTTGTTAAATTCAACTACAGCAGCCTGAGTTATTTCTTTAGACATATACTTAACACTTCACTACTTATAAGGCGTTAGCCCTGTACTTTGTATGCTTACCAATCAGGATAATCTGTGTTGTCAAGATTAATCCGTTCTTCTTCTAATTTTTGCTTGAGATAATTAGCCAAGTCTAACACTTCTTCATAAGCGTCTTGTAAAGCACTTCTGTTGTTGAAAGGTTGTAGTGGAGTACCGTATTTTTGAATGCCTATCTGTTTCCGGTACAAGATGTCTGCGGCAACCAGATTGGCTATGTGGGGAAGGTTGTTAGGGACTGGATTAGGCAATGGTTGCATAAAATTTTGTAGTGGTTTTAGATTATCCCTTTAATTTTCCTTGTTAAAGCCTCTTGGATTTGGATTAATAACCAAATACCCCAGAAAGATATTAAAGGCATTTAAAACACAAAAATAGAGGCAAATCAGAGGACGTGCGGCGGAAAGCTTATCCCCAGGAAAAGGCAAAGGCGTAGACCAAAGAAGGAAATTCTGTGGTGGGAAAGCAAGGGTAAACCCAGTACAGAAGGTTTTCTAGCATTGTGTACCCTCTAGCCCTCTAACCTCTGGTTTTCTAACAGCCTGTTTTTCTAATAGCTTACATACCCTAACAGCCTGTTTTAACAAAGCTAATTTAAACTTTCTTGCTGGTTTAAAATTCTTTTGGTTTTTAGGTGAAAGCTTTCCGTGCGCGCACCAGGCGATAGCCTGTCCATATTCGGAGGTGTGTTGTAAATAGGACACCTGTTCAAATAAAGTAGTCTTCTTATATCGTGTGTAATTTAATTAATATAATATATTAACTAATATATATATAATATAAGAGCAGCGTTTATTTGCTTGATGGTAGCAATAGAGACGTTGGGTAAAAAGGTATTTTGATAGGGTTGAAATAGGCATTTAAAAGTTATTTTGTATTAATTGAAAGCATTGTTGTTAAAGGGTTTTGGTTTATTTTAATTGTTAACAAATAGTAGGAAATAAGTATATCTTTGTACGGATTACTGAGAAGGTATGTAGAATGACTGAGTTCACTATGATATTGTACGATTGAGCATATACTATAAGTGGTTAATGTGATTATAGTATTGAGTGATAACCGTACTACTGATGACTAAAGCTTGATTATTGCGCCATTTGCTATAAGTGACAGAGTATCCGCTGAGTCTGTACGTTTGAGCATATACGGACTAGCCTTTCAAAGAGCTTATTGTCTGTAGTTTGTGGTATAATTGAATAGTCAATAAAAAAAAATCCCCTCGCAAACCTGGTACTGGTAATACCGAAGATTTCAGGGGAAGTAACCTATAGGGCAGGTCACAATATGATTATTCTAAATGGTTTTAACCACCGCGTCTATCCTGAGCGGAAATGTATTCCTGGACTTATTTATTTAGTCAAATGCCATGAATACTACAAAATTGGACAAACAGGTGGACATATCAACGCAAGAATTTCGCAAATACAAACTGGAAACCCATACGCTGTAGAGCTTATTGACCAGTTCTCTTCATACAAGCCAAGAAAAGATGAGGACTTTCTGCACCGTTTATTTGATAACGTCAGGGTAAGGGGTGAGTGGTTTGAAATTCCTTCTATTTATATTGAAAGCAGAGAAATTTGGTTTAAACCATTTGAAAATATGTCGGTTAAGCAGATTCAAGATGAGATAGAATCCAAGATTCTAGCTGGCAAGTAATCCTGTCTACGTAAAACACAAACCAATTACCCACTAGCTAATCACCTTGGTTTAGAGTTAGTGGATATTACCTTATCTAAAGCTCTCTTATAGATTACACTGTCGTATTACTCCGTACAAATTGAAGTATCCAGCAATTAGTCTATTGTAATTCCCCTTAATTTAATGTCATCTGAAAGACTAAGTGTATTAATATTGCAAACGTAGTTGTAGTCTTGGTTTCAGGGGTTTTGCAAAGCTAACAAAAGAAAAGGAGGGACAATGCCCTCCGAGTGAAAATTTATTTTGAGATAACTATTGAAACAGTCAAACTTGCCTGCGATATCGCAAGCAGATTTACCCCACTTAGCTTGTTGAACTCCCTTGTCACCAAGGAACTCAAGAATCTTGCTTTGCCGTTGCTGTAAACAACAGCTTTAGTCCTGACTTTTCTGAGTTTCATGATAAAATCCCATTGATTACGCCACAAACAGGAAGCGTAGCGACCATAAAAAAAGGAGGGACTAAGCCCTCCCAAAATAGTTAATATTCAATAAAGTCGTCCTCAATGGGCTCATCGAATGAGGACTTTACCTCCTCAAGGGCTTCTCTCAACATTTCCATATTCATATCTTCGTACCCCTCCACATCATAAAATTCAGCAAGAAGGAGTAACCCCTCCTTACCAGAGGAGTGGATTCTGTCCAGAGCGGACAGTCTAAATGTGATTCTCATAACCAAACCTGAATTAACTACAACTATATATAGGGAGCGTAGCGACCATAAAAACAACTCTGCCAGAGCAGCAAGCTGCAAGACTTGTCACTTAACCACAAAGTCTGCTATATTGTATTTACTTGGTTGAACTAACTACGAGTGAGTAGACGCAAACCACCACGATGTAAGGCTCTTGAGGCTTTGAAGTGTAGAGCTAGTGAGGAACTGAGCTTGGTTAGCAGACGAAATGCCGGATAGAGTTCAGACTTGGTAAAACAGTCCTCTAAGCAATCGTGAGGACACCGGGCTAAAGTTCTGCCTTACCTGGGAAACCGGGACTTGGTTGAGAGACCCTCAATTAAAGTAAAGAATTAGTTGGCAACTCTAAAGTTGTGATTGCAAGTTGGTTGTAAAACCTGATTACCTGTAATGTAAATCCCACCTGACTGTAAAACCAAATAATCCCCATTGTTAAAGGATTCTATCTTTTAACCAAGTCTTCTCTAATCCTGTTTGGTTTACTGCGTAGAGCCAAAGCTAAAGAGGTTAAGAAAACTTACTTGGTTTATAAAAGATGGAAGTTTTGTCGTGTTTACCTATAACCCGAAGGCAATAAAAGAAAAAGAGAGCCGAAGCCCTCCTAATCAAAATTAGTAACTGTAAGTACCTACGCACTCACCGTCCAGGTAGACATCTACTACATAGCTTTTGTCCCCTATGCGGGTTTTTCTAGTTTTGATATCAATGTTGGCGTTGTCAGGTATTTCCCCAACAATACCTTTAATCTTGTCTATCTGCTCCCAATTCTGGGAATACCCCTGTAGCTGTTTCGCCCACATGGGACGATTGTCCTGACGACCTTCGCTTTCAAACACACCGTTATCTAAATCAAACATAACCAAATCCTCAATACGTTAACTACAACAAAACTAAAGGGGCGTAGCCCCCATAAAAAACCAACATTAGACAAAGCTAACATCAAAACCTATCAGGCGTTAGCCTTGTCCATGCGAAGGACAAACGGGGGAATTTAACCCCCAGGAAGCTATAACTGCAAGGCTGCAATCAGCTCAGACTTTCGCATACTACCGTATTTGGGTATAGCCCTTTCCTTGGCTATAATTTTGAGTTCTTTGACAGTTAAAGAGTTGTAATCTAAGTCCTTGCACTTAGATTGCTCAAATTGAGCATCTAAGGTCTCCCAAAGCTTGTCACCAGGGTTTGGAAGCTTAGGAGTCATTTGTTCTTTAGCCAATTCAATTACATTTATTTCAGGTTCAGACTCTTGGGAGTCTAAAGTAACTTGAACCCAAGAAATGTCGGCAACTTTTAAAGTCTGTTGCTGAGTTCCAATTAATTGGTGTCCAGCGTTATTCCAGATTGTTTCCATATCCAAAATAAAGTCTGCGGTCATGCAAGCAAACAATGCAACTATTAAAACCAAGCAGAAAAAGACTGAGTAATCCATATCTTTTATAAACCGTTATTTTGCTAACTACAATTACTATAGGAATCCTAGTTGATTTTTGAAAAAGATTCAGAGAAAATACGTATGAGAATATAAGTGTAAAAGTAGACAATGATAAACCAGCATCTATCAAATGTATCATACCCACCAAAAGTGGCAACTGCAATTGCCGAACTACAAGACTTCATAGCAGGTTGTCGTGATGCTCGTGAAGCCAGAAAAGCCTTGGCGGTGAAATTGGTTTACCAAGATTACTTATACGAAGAGATCCAGACAATTTTAGATGTGTCTTTAGGTTCGATAACTGGTTGGAAGCAAGCTTACGAGCAAAACGGACTTAATGGCTTAAAGTTAAACCATAAAGGGCGAAAAAGCTATTTGAGTAGCGAACAACGAGAACAAGTGTTAAGTTGGTTGCAAACCAAGAACTGCTGGGAACTGGGGGAATTGGAGTACAAATTAGCCTTTGAATATGATGTGGTTTATGAGTCAAAGCAAAGTTACTATGATTTATTCGATGCTGCTGACATAGCTTGGAAGAAGACCACAAAGTTAAATCCCAAAGCCAACCCAGAGGCTGTGGCAGAAAAAAAAAAGAGATTGAAACACTACTGGCAAGCAAGCGTTCCGAAATAGAAACCGGAAAATTGAGGGTATTATTAATTGATGAGTGTCATTTAATGTGGGGAGACTTAAGTGGCTATGTCTGGGGGAGAACTGATACAGAAATCACAGTTCCAGTGGTGAATGAGCGCAATAAACAAACATATTATGGGGCAGTTGATTATCTTGAAGGAAAATTGCTGCTTAGAGCTTACGATAAGGGGAACTCAGAAAATACAATTGATTATCTGCGATATTTACTAAATGAGTCTGGCGAGCAACAATTGTTACTTTTTTGGGATGGTGCGACCTATCATCGTTCCAAAGAAATTCAAGAGTTTTTGGATGAAGTTAATCAAGGTTTGACAATTGACCAATGGAAAATACGCTGCGTCCGTTTTGCACCCAATTGTCCAGAACAAAATCCTATTGAGGATATTTGGTTACAAGCCAAAACATGGGTGCGGCGTTTTTGTGCCTTAATTCCAACATTCTCACATTTGAAATGGATGTTTGAATGGTTTATTCGACACACTACCTTTGATTTTGCCACTCTTCAGATGTACGGATTTTTTTCAAAAATCAAATAGGAGTCCTATAGACAGGGCGTAGCCCACATAAAAAAAGGGGCAATTGCCCCTGTACTTATGACTTAGAAAGTCTCATAGCCTCCTCGTTAGGAGAATACTTGAAACCGCAAGATTCAAGTAACTCACGTAGGTTCAGATTAATGCGAGTGTCGTAATAGAAGGCGATATTGCCTTCTATAGAGTTGATTGCCATTTCAATGAAGGTCTTTAGCTTGAGGTCTAAGTTATCTTGAGCTAACCACCATTTATGGTCATTGAGGTCGTCCCCACTAGCAGGGACTTCCTGTCCATTCACTTTAATAGAGAGCAGTTGCTCTCCTGTTAGTGGGCAAACCTCAAGATGGACTTTGATGGATTCACCCAGATTAACCTTGCCTTGGTTGGCAAGGGTTCTTTCGCAAATTGCATCCAAGACCTTTGGAGGAATTTCCTCCACAAAGAATTCACATCTATTTAGCCGATTGATACTCCAGCGCTGCTGGAATTTGCAGCGGTGGTGTTGTAAATAGGCACACAATTTGTCCCCTAAATAGCTGGGGACGCATACCATGTAAGCAGGTATGCGAGATGAACATTTCCACTCAGGGATATACAAAACCTCAAATCTTGGGTCAGACATAACAAAACCTGGTTAACTACGCCAATTGGTTGGGAGCGTAGCGAACATAAAAAAAAGGGAATGGATAAACCACTCCCTAATAAGTTAGAACCCAACCAATGGGTCATACGACCCAATCATAAGTTCATTCCATAAGTCGTACTCAGCCTGAGTTAGTTTGAACGTCCTGCGAAGTTCAAGATATTGAAGAATATCTTGAAGAGTTACCCATCTACTCTCAAGAATCTCTGAACATTGTTGAATGGAAAAAGGAACGTGATATTCAGGATGTTCTTGGTCTGGAAGAATATCCAGGTCAACGAGTGACTGCATAACGGCGGCTAAGTCACTTTCTGATAGTGTAGAAAGAAATTCCGTAAACATATTAAGCACCTTGTCAACTACACCAATTGGTTGGGAGCGTAGCGACCCATAAAAACATTTATTGGTTAAAAATTGAGGGCATCACCCCCTTTTTTCTTTTGGTTAAAATAATATATATAGATTAGGTTTGCCCCCTCAAATATATATAAATAATATAGTGACGTTATTGAAACTTCCCCCTCAAATATATATAAATAATATAGTGACGTTATTCAAATTTATAAGGTCAAAAAAATATATATAAAACTGTACACATACGCAAAAGAAAATATCCACCCTAACTCGCATAGGATGGATAAAGTGAAGTAGTTAAAGTGTATTCTTATAGTTCCTAAAAACCATAATGTAAATAACGGTTTTCAACTGAGTTGAGATATTCGTTTTCATAGTATTCGTCTTCTTCTATTTCCAGTTGTAGGGACGTAATAACATCAGCAAATAGATTGAGAGTTTTGTCAAGAAGTAGCGTAGTCATAAATCACAAATTACAAACATCACCACTTCTAAGGCGTTAGCCTTTGTAATAGGAAAACTACTGCAAGCAAAACAAATACAGGATTTAAAATGGAATCAATAATCGAAAAACAAGAAGAGATAATTACTCAATTGCAATTAGCAATAGAGCATTATTTAGAAAAAGGTGACTTAGAGACAGCACTTGTTTATTCTGAGTTATTTAAACTTAATTGCGAAGCTTATAAGTCTTTAGTTTGTAATAAAGAGGCTAAAGAAGAAAAGCCTGTATTTAGATTTGGGAAAGGAAATCCTCAAGCTATTTCTCAAAAACAGACACCAGTAATAACAAGTGAAAAAGCTAGACAGAATTATGAAGCTAAAATGCTCAACGAATATTTACAACAACTACCTCAAGTTGCTGTTGTAAACAAGGTTCAATCTTATCAAGAACCAAAGACTATAGTTTCACAATACAGCTACGGTGATGGACAGGACAACCCCAAGATTAGAGCTAATGATATTAATGGTAATTGGGGTAAAAATGGAGAACCTAATCAAATTATTACACCACCACAACAGTTAATTAACAATCCCAGGATTGCCAACACAGAAATGAGTGAAGAAGACAATTTATGGGGAGAAGACCCACGTAGAAGTTTAAATAAGAGATAAAGGAAGAAATGCAAATAAAAGATATTGAGTTAAATATGGAAACCATAGGCATTATTTGTTCAGTAATTGGTTTTATCTATCAGATTGCTAGAATGGAAGCAAAAATAGAAGATTCAATTGAAGCTGTAAATAAAAAGTTAGAACTTCACATTGAAGAGGTAGCTGGAGACAGAAAAATGATTGAGTACAAAATGACTACAATTACAGAACAAGTAAAAGAAATTGTAAGTTGTCTTCACAGTGGAGATAAATAAAACGTAAAACTATTACAATTTAAATTATGGCAACAATTAATCAAATATTAGAAGCTGTATACGCCAGAGAATACAAACAGAATGTAGGTGGTTCTACTCTTGTTATTCACAACCACCTAGCTCAAATGATAATGTTTGGGGTTAGACAAGGAATAGAAATATACCCAGACCAAGATGATGATTTTGATAGTAGAAAAAAGTTTTTAGATAACATCTGGAAGCAAAATAAGGTTGGCATTTACCTAGATGAAATTTGGAAAAGACATCTAGGTAAAGGTCAAGTTCTTTTCTATCTTAGACCAACCAAAGAAGGTAGTTATAAATTCTATTTCTTTGATAAAGATGAGTTTAGAGACTACTACAATCTTGATGGTGAATTGAATGAAGTTGTAATCCGTTATTCTTATAAAGAGCGTGGAAATTATCAGAATCAAACTAAGTGGATTAAGTTAACAATTAATTCTGAAACAATCACACAGACTTATTCTGAATCTCCTCCTAACTTTGAACAAGACCAGCAGGCAATTTTTTCAACTAATGTTAAAACCACAAAAAACACTTTAGGCTTCATCCCTTGTGTTGTTGCTAAAAATAATCCGTCTAAACCAGGAGAACCCGGAGTAGGTGAGTTTGTTCAACTAGCATCTCAAATAGAAAAACATGATAGGCAACATCTAGCTATTGATGAAAACCTAGACTTTTTTGGTAATCCGAGTTTAGTTACTACACGGTCTATTAAGGAAGTTGTTACAGAGGCCTATGAAGACAGACGTAAATCCAGAACAATGTCCAGTGCCTCTGGTTTTTATGGCTCTACTCCTAGTACAGTAAATCAAGACCCCACAAGCTATGGAAAGAGTGTAAACGGCAAAGTTAAAAAAGTCATTGGTAATGTTCAGGGAGATGAAAGATTTGGATATATAGCACCCGACCCTATATCTCCTGACCATGTGCGCCATGTACAAGATAATAGAGAAGCAATTCATTACGCTCTAGGAGGAATAGATGAAAGAGGAATTAGTTCTAACGCCACAGCTTACGCAAATAAATCGGTTTACGGTAGAGTTAATGCAACAGCATCCAAAAAATGCGAAGCTATATACACCTACGGCATCTGCAAATTGTTCGAGATGGCAATTGCAGCAGAAGAGGACTTATTTAGACTCTCACTTGCAGCAGCTTTAAATAAGTTTGATAAAGAAACTGGACAACCAGATATTTCACAAATAACTAATGAATTTATTGCAGGATTGCTTGATAAGAATAAAATCCCACCTAATGTATTTGGCTTATCTCCAGTAGGAAGAGTAAAAGGACAGTTACAACCTATTGGGAGTAGAGAAATTAAATGGCGACATAAAGGGGAAGTATTTGAACCCGACGCAAATGACATTCAACGAGCTACTATTGCAGCTAGAAACTATCAGGAGTTAGGAGTAAGGAGTCTTGAAGCTTTAAGAACTGTGTTCCCTAATAAAACTGAAAAAGAATTAGAAGCAATGTTGCAAGGTGGATACCCATTTAGATATATGAGTGCAGTTGCATCTTCTACAGGGCAAATGCTTCAGCTTTACGGACAAATGGGACAACTACCTAACAGTCAAAATAATGCTCCTTTAGCATCTGAAATACCTCTCATCCCATTAATCAATAGGTCAATTCAAACCCTTTACCAGGAATTAGATTACAACCCTGAATTAACTCCAGTACAACCTGGAGACATCCCTAACTATTCAACAGGATATTCAAATTATGACCAATACAGCAATCAACTTCCCATCTCAGGGGTCAGCAGCAATGCAACCGGAGTACCAACCTCAACAAAGTCCAGGTCAAGTAGTTCAATTTCCCCAACAGTCCCAACCTACCCAACCCCCTTACAGTCATCAGGAGTCCTACCCCTCAACGGAATCAATCAACAGAGCCAACAACCCGGACTCATGGAAGGACAACTTAATCAACAACTTGCTATCCCGCCTGAGTACACCGTTGGGATTCCCTCAGCAGGGGCAACAGTCACGGATGCTACCAGGAACTCACAACCCCAACAATCCTTACTCGGTAGTCAACCAGGTTACGGAAGCACGCCAGCAGGCATACCCCCAGACCTCGCAGTATCAGCAAGCGAACCCGGTAGTATCTGGCAACAGTTATTCCCAACATTCTCAAAAGCTTTCACCAAACGTAAACCCAGGCCAAAGAACTGATAACTTTCCCGGTAGAAGAAATTACTCTAACAGTTCAACTGAAGAACTAATTCAGCAATTTGGACCACGTGCTGCGGAAATTCTAAACGAGTACGCTTGTCAGCTTGAAGATAAGATGGAAGCACTGACTCAAGCCTATCAAGAGTCAATGGCTTATAACGTCCGCTCTTTCGAGACTATTCAGGCGTTAGCCCCACACATTCAACGCTATCAAGCGATGGAAAACCTGATGACTAACCCTGATAGTTTAGCTGCTTACACAGTAGATTTCTTTACTTACGTTCAACCATTACCAGAACGTCCCAACGCAGCACCACTAGTTAGACCTGACTTCCCAGCGGTTCTTAGCAGTCCTCAACCTGGAGTTCCTGACTTATCTCAAATCCACCCTTCAGAGCGATGGAAAGTAGCTGATGTTATGGAACGTCAAGGTATGTGGGAAGGTAAGGTCTTGATTCAGATATAGATTTTTTGGGAGTTCAAATACTCCCTAATTAAATTATTCAGAGAAAAAAATATGGCAACTGCAATAGAATTAGCCGCAATGGGTTTAATACCCGCAGGAGTTTATGGGGCTAACGCCTTAGCTAGTAATGGGGATGAAAGATGGGATAGAACCGCAGTTAACACAGTTGGTAACTTAGCTGGTGGTTTATCTGGATATAGGGCTTTTGGAGGTGGTATTCCTGGAGTTCTTGCCGGAACTATTGGTGCATTAGGTGGTGGCTACATTTCTGACCGACTAGCAGATTTAATTGACCCTACTAACGGTAAAGTTTCCGCTACAGCTTTACTAAATTCCCACCTCGAGAATGACCCCATGGCTCAAGAAGCTATGTACCAAGAAAAAATTCGGCAAGTAAGATTGATGCAACAAGAACAAGAACGTCAAAAGATTTTAAATTACAAAGCTCAAATGGCTCAAATGGCTCAACAAGAAGGAGCGTAAGCAATGCAAGCTAATGATGCAATGAGAATACTTGGTAGTGCAGCCGCCATGGGATTACTTGGAAGTGGTAGTGCATTAGCCTATAATGCTATCTCTAAACCAACACTAGATGAATATGGCAATACAATTGAGTCTAATGATATCAACCCTTTTGTTGCTGCTTTGGGTGGTGCAGCAATAGGGGCGGCAAGTAATTATGGGTTTAACAAATGGGTAAAGAATAGAGTTCACAATAATTTGGATGCTTACGGAATAAAAGCAGACGTATCACCACAATCCCGGCAGTCGCCGGATATTGATATTGATGTTGATGTTGATGAAACCGTAAAACCTCCGTACCCTGATTTTCGCAACATGAACGATGACCAGTTTAAAGAGTTCTATACCACCAGGCATGATTACAGTGGGTCAACAAACGACAGAAAAGCAATTCATACTAGAATGGCAGACATTGTAGACAAGGAAGTAGAAAAATATGAACAAACAGCACAAGCAGGGCAAAAGTTAGAGCAGCAACCTCAATTGGTTGTTCAAGTAGTCCCAGCAAGTCCAATGGAACTACAAAACCCAATGTCTCCACCTGGAATGAAAACTGTGGTAACAAAACAACCACCTAAAGAACCAGGACAGGAAGTGATGGAAGAAGCTTTGAGGTTACGGGAGTTAGCTGAACAGCAAAGACATCAAAGACAACAAGCCGCAACGCGCGATATGCGAGCTATGGGTTGGAATAATACTACGGCTAGTTATAATACTCAATATCCAGAAGACAATGTTTACAATATTGCTGGCTGGGACTTGGTATCCCAGCCAGGTAAAACTCGCAAAGCATTAAATCAAGCATCTGATGAAGAAAAATATCAAGATTGGTTGCTTTCAAGGGCTACACAAGAGGCTCAAAAAAAAAGAGGCTAGAGCAAATAGCTAACTTTGTTCCTTTAACTCCACAACAGCAATCTGCAATGGGGTGGGGTTCAGTGCAAGGTAGCTACAGTAGAAGTAAATCTAACAAAGCTAACTGGGAATCCTACATTCTAGACAAAGAGATTATTAACTCAAGAAATTACGATTCCCGATTTGGTGATGATGTCCAAGAATACGGCATTACTCCTACTGTAGATTATGATAGTCTTTTACAAATCATAGAAGAAACAGGAGGATTGGGTAATTTAAGTCGAGCTAGGAGTGACGCTAGAGACAAAATGGATATTATTCACAATCGTGTCCACAGAAGATAAATAAACAAAAATAAATCCCTTAATCGCAAGGAACGATTAAGGGACTAAGCCTGTAAACAACTATATCTAAATCTTATATTTCCTATGAGGTTATTAAAAACAAATGGCTTTTATTGATGCAGATTTTCCCATTCTTTTAGGACAAGAACTGTATCGCCCTGATGCTAAATACATTATGAAATACATTACTCGACCACGGGTAAAACATGATTTCATGAAGCAGCCGGGTGAATAGTCGCCCCGTAGAGTTGTGAAACTCTAATGAAAATTCCGTGAACTGCTGGAAACCTCTCACTCTTTTTTATCTGTCAAAAGAGAAGGCTTAAAACACTACAACGCAACTGGTAACAGTAATCGTGATAGTTTGAAAAGTTTTAAGTATCGGGCAATCAGCATCCAAGGGACTCCGGAAGGAGTTCAAGGTTCAACGACTAGGGTACGGAGTCTAGAACAGACGGTAAAACCCCAAGAGCGCGGAACTACTGAACCTTGAAAACTAAATACTAAGCAATTAAGTGGAAGCTAAAAGTTTTCTGACTGTATATCTAGCGAGTTTTCTTTGCAAAACAATTGAAGGGTTACAACCGTACATCCAGTCAAGACCTTTGATGCCATGAAAAGAAAGCCTGTAAATGCTTTTGTTAGGACGGACTGAACCGGTGGTTATACCATTTCTGTGTAGACAATCAGCAACACTTTCCAGTAATTCTTTATTCCCTGAAAGCGTACTGCTGGTGTCATTCTTGGAAATAGTGCCGTCACCATCCCACATCCCCCTAAGCAGATGACATTCTAATTCAGAATCTATTTTTGGTAGAGAGACAATATTGATTTTAGGTGTTGACAATCCTAAATTTAAAAGGTCTTGGCAGAGAACAGTGGAGTTTAGATTTAAGTTAACGACATCATGCACTTGACAGCTGTTTTCTTGGGGTTTACTGATTAGCAATTCACCCTCAAAATCCATAGCTTCTGCTATTTCTCGAAGTATGTAAGAATCAGATTCAGTTAAGCTTATTCTTGCTCTGTGCAACTCTTTGGTAATGTGTCCATCTGTAATCATCAAACCAAGAGCATAGGCTTTAACCTCTGAATCTATGTTTTGAAAAAACCTTTCATTGAAAAAGATTTTACGGTTGCTGACATTAGGAACACCTTTTACCCCAACGGTTATTCCATGTTTTTCCGCAAAACTTTTAACACCCAGCTTTCTGCGATAATAACCGGCGTTGTTTTTACCAATTCCAAATTGTTCCCCTATTTGTAAATCGGTAAATTCATTTGTAAGGTTGTCAAAATCGGCAAAAGAAAGTTCTGTGATTTCCATGCTTAGTATTTGTGATTATTCAGTAGAAGATATAGTCTGTAAGTGCCAATGACAAAGGCATCACCGCTATCCAGGCGTTAGCCGTAATCTAATTATAAACCTAATTGGATTATATAGCAACCTATAGGACAACATTCAGTTAGACAGATACGCATTCTGGCAAACCCCTGAAGCTGGCTTCAATAAAGCTGCACGTCAACGGGGTGCTACTCAGGTAATTGGTGTAAACAACTCTCGGAATATCACCAAAGATAAAGTGATATTAACTCTCGAAGAGTATACTGGACCAGCCGACCCAACCAATCCTGAAAGTCCATCTACTTTCCAGATTCCTATCAAAGACATCATGACTGCCCAGCGCCAACTATGGCAATACGGGCAACGTGCGTTTCACGATAGTATTGGTAGTTCTAACCTTCTCCAGGACTTCCGTAAATGGGAAGACCGTCTATATACCAACGAGTTATTGAAGACAACTTTTATTTACAATCCACGGGGTATTGCCGATGGTGCAACGGTCAACCTAACTCAAGCTGACTTTGGATTTAACGGACAGCCACCTCAATTTAATGTCAATGACTTAGAGACCGTAGTAGCAGATTTGTTTACCCGTAACTGCCCACAGTTTGAAGATGGTAACTATGTTTGCGCTTGTTCTGCTATCTTTATCAAACACTTGAGAAGTGATAGCAAGTTCCTAGAGATTACCCGATACTACGCTAGTAACCCCAGCTTAGTTCCGGCATCTGCCATGACTAACGGTGCTGCTGGTAGTTTTGCTCCTCCCCAAATAAACTTCAATGCCGCTCCTTGGCAATCTGGTTTAACTGGTGGACAAGCAAACGATGTAATGGGTCAAGTAATGATGCCTAAAAATAATGTAGTTAGACTCACAAGAATTTCTTGCAAATCTAACTAAGCCTAGTGGGCATCTAAAACGGGATGAATTGCTGGAAACCCGCCAAGCCAAGGGCAATCAGCAGCCAAGCCAAGAGAAATCCGTAGAAGTATCTTGGAAGGTTCAACGACTAATGGGTGAACAGGATAAGTAATAAGCCCAACACGAGCGTCCCGGCATCAGAACCTTGACAACCAAATACTTGCTTCATTTAACTTCCTGGGAATTGCTATTGTGCAGTTGGAGTAAAGCCACTCAATTACGGGTTTAGCTTTATCAACGCCGTAACACCCAAAAGTGTAGAGAGGTTTTCCGTTATTGACCGACTCTTTTACTTTTGACGGATAGCCTAGACGAGACTCCACAAGTTCTGCAAAACCATAGATTAAATCTTTAGTCGCTGACTGCAAGATAAAACGGTTTTTATCAAAACTTATATGCCCGTCTCCATCAAAAAATCCTCTCAAGTAATGTCGGGTTAATTCAGTAGACAAGTTACGAACAAGTAAACGCTCTGATTTTCTCCCAAAACCCAAAGCCACCATTTGTTCAATTAAATCTCTGCTGTATATTTCAAGTCTTTCAGTTGGAGATTTGCCTTCCCTGTGGATTTGTTTTATGTAACGGTCACATTCTGAAGCACCAGCAACAGACTTACAGATTGTGTGCAAAACAATTGAGTCTGGGTGTTTTAGTTCAATCGTAAACTTTCTATGTTTTATGGTGTTACATATAGAACCATCTGCCGTCAAAAGTCCTAATGCGTAAGCCTTAATCTCGGAGTCAATACTTTGAAAATAAGTTCTATCAATCTGAAGCTTATCAAAGTATTCACCTTCACCTTGATTAAGAACCCTGCCAGATTTACGAGATATGCGCTTGCCAGTCTTTTCACTAAAAGACTTAATGCCAAGCTCTTTACGGGCTATGTGGACAGTAGAAACGGCACAGCCATACTGCTTGGCAATAGCAATATCCGACAACTCAGAAGTTAAATTATCGAGTGTTTGTTGGTCAAATAAAACGGTTCTTTGGAACTGCATAGGTTTTGATGTGTGATATAGTCTGACCTCAATCAATGGAAAAGATTGAGAACTAGAAGGTAAACTACTTCTAGGATAACATAAGTGATGGGTTTTGTTTTTGACGGCGTAAGGTTCTTTGCCTCTAACAACTTACCTAAAGCACAGGTTACACTTAATTACACCAACTCTGTTAACACTACTAATGCACCTAATGGTAATGCAGTTAGAACTGGAGAACTGGGAATCTTCTATGGGGCTGAAGCTATTGGGGTTGGATTAGGTGGTAATGGACCAGAAATTCTACTTAATAACAACGACGATTTTCAACGTTTTGTGATAGCGATTTGGAGATTATATGGAAGCTGGGAATTACTAGACGCTAGATTTGTAACTACTTGCCGTTCTTTCACAAACTAATTTGGTAGGGGGATTGTCTTCCCCCATTAAATTGTTAAATATGACTCCAGACTTTTCCGTTTCTAATCAATATGATTAATTGATTAGAAACCCCAAAACCTTTCGGCTGGTGGTTTACTGCTTTTAACCATTGATTTATTCCTCAATAATTTCTTCTACAACAGGTGCTATGCCAAGGTTTAAATCTTCTTGTTCTGACTGAATATGAGACCCTGCCATAACAGTTACTCCCTCTACATGGCCAAAGACTTCCTCAAATGAGCAAATCCTACCTTTAGGAGCATTGGATAATTTAAGAACTTCACTTTCCTTTCTTCTAACAGGTCTACCTTTTTGACCCTTTTTAACTACTAACAATTCCCTATAACGGGGCTTTTTAGTAGAAGGTAATGTAATTGGCATATACCCTTTACATAAGCTGTGTTCTTTTTCGGGATTAAAAACTTCGTAACCACCCACAAAATAAGTTTTACCATCTCGGTTCATTAGAAGAATTACAGCTTCCCCAGGTTTCCACCTTGGAGGAATGTAGTCTAAATCCAGTTCAGATTTTTTCTTAACCATATTTTGCAGACGCTTTGCTTACTGCTCCGTTTATTTTGCTAGGAAAACTAAGTTCCAACTATTAGTTTACCAGAGCAGTTTTGCTGTTATAGCTTTTAGCTTTCACCAACACCGGGGCAATCGCCCCTTTATTTGAGAGGATAGTTGAATGGCTTTAAATATAATCAACACTTGTGACCGACAAAGTTCAGAGTCTTCTTTTACCGAAACTGTAGTAAGTAGAGGGATGTATTCTTATGGTTTCTGGAGAGGTTTTGCAACTCTTAAAGCTGGTGTAAGTTATGCCAGTGTTGATATTGTCCGCCCTTCCCAGCACCGTGGAACTCCCAATAACAACTCAATGTTGGTTTATGCTAACTCTCGGATTACCGGAGTTCGTTTAATCAATCGTGGTGCTATTACTTTAGGTGCTGCTACCGGAAAAATTAAGTGCGCTCCTACCTTAACTAATGCAACTGCGGCATTGTATGTAGAATCTGCTGCTGCGGCTTCTAATATTCTTGCTGTACCTGCTGGTGCTGTAGAACAATTAAACTTTGATGCTGCTACAACTGTTGGTTCTAGTAACGTTACTTATCGCCTATTTGCTACAGATGGTGGTGCTGGTGCTGCTGCTGCTGCATCTACAATGACAGTTTCTACAGACACCATTATTGATGTAGAAATTGGTTTTATGATTGTCAACCCATTTGGTAGTCGTGAAGATTTTGGTTTCTTAGCACCTACAAACTAAAAGTAAATGCCCCTATTATTGGGGCTTAAATAAATTGGATTACGAGAAAAAGAAAATAGCGGAAGAGAGTATACAAGAAATAGTTAATAATATGAAGGTTTGATATGAAATATATCTACAAAGGACAAGGTTAAATTATTTATCCACAAAATACTATATGCAAGCTATTGAATTATTGAATCAACATTTAGATGAAATCATCACTCTTGGGGGTAAGCAGTTTCCTAAAGAGAAAGTTGTGAGGGTGTGGAATAAACTTCATCCGCCAATTCCTGAAGGATACTTTTATGAAGGGCAAAGAGTAAAAGGCAAAATTTCGCCTTACGGAGAGGTTGATTTTCAGGTGTACTATCCCGAAGCCGGGTGGACTTTTGACTCTCCACCTGAACTCAGAATAAGTTCATCTTCTCCTCCGCCCATACAAGAACTAATAAAAATGCAAAAAAGCTTTAAAAACTTGCTGGATAGTCCAGAAGGAAGGGTTGTTTATACAAACAATCCTACATCTTCTCACAGAGCCAGAGCTTACGAAAAAATAGGCTTTAGCCCTGTTCCTTACTCTTCAGAAGAAGAAGCTATGGAAATGGCAGAAAGGGGATTTTCAACCGCACAAATACTCGACAATAGAAGATTCCAGAATTTTCCTATTGTTAAAGAGATGTACGAAGTTATTCACCCTGCTGACGCTCATTTTAAACATCCTAGTTTGTTGTTTGGGGATACTCAAATGATAGATGATGAGCCGCTTTGGTAGTGCTTATATTAAGGGTTTCTTTGTTACTTAGCTTGTTTTCATTTATCAGCTTACTTCCAGTAACATCTAAATCTAAATAGTAAAGCTGATATTCCCAGCCATTTCCATCAAAACTTAATCCAATAATAAAACATTCCTCTCCCTGTTCAGTCCATACGGTTTGACCTATGTTGAATAAAGGAATAGGAAATATAAAATCTAAGTCTGGTCTTTGTTGAATAGCTACGCAGTCGCTACAAACTCTCTTTATAGAATCTTTCATGAAAAACTCCTATGGCTAAATATATCTACAAAGGACAAGAAGTGCAATTAGTTCCTGGGCAACAATTCTCCCATGGTTGGTACATTTATTATAACCAACCCACAGAAGATGGTGGCAATAAAAAAGTCCAGGTGTTAGCCACTCCACCGGGAGAACCGGGAGCTAACTTACGGATAGTTGATGACGATACTGTAATCACTTCACTAGAAGGAGGTAAAAAAGATGAGGAAATACCTAACCCTGAAAGTGTGAATATCAACCAGGTTTCTTTTACGGAAATGCACAAGTCACTACCTGGGATTGGTAGAGCGGGAGCTAAGAAGATACTAGCTAACAAACCTTCATCTGGTTATCAAGACATAGAAGAACTTAAAGAACTAAACAGTGATTTGGCTATTAACTGGGATGAATTGAAAGAGGTGTTGGTATTTTAATTATGGAACAATCAGCTAATTACAAAACCAGTCCTCAAGTAGTCTTACCACAACCTCAAGAGGTAGATAAAGTTAGTATTACAATTCAAATCTATCACCAACTAATTGCTGACTCTACATTCCTTCAAGGTTGTTTTCTTTTGGCTCATTTAAATAATAGAGGAAGTGTTTTTTATCAAGACCACTTACTATTTGAAAGATGTGGCAATGCACTAGCAGAAATACTTTCAGTTGATGCTATAGCAGAATCAATAGGTGGTTTAGATTGTGATTGTCCTATTCAGGTTGGTTGCGTGTTTGCTGCCAACAACAGCCAATTCTCAAAGAAATATAAGCCATTCCCATTAGCATCTATGGAGGGTGCTGAGTTTGCTACTTGGTTATTGGAAGCTACCTTGGTGTTAAAAGATTACTGCTGTAAAGCTGGTAACTACTTATCTGAAATTGGTTGTGCTTGTGATGCTAATCAACTACAAGAATATGAGAAACAGCTTAGAGATAAAATAATTTATTTATTGTCTAGCACTTTGCATAAGATGGGGATGTAATATATGGTAGGTAGAGCAGCTAGAGTTATGATGCAAGACCCTGAAGGGTACGCAAGAAAGAATGTAGAGTTTTTTAACAAATTGCAAGATGCTGAATGGCAGGTTAAAAATCCTTTTCAATATAGAATGATTCAAGGGTCAGTCCCTTTAACAATTGGTTCTTTTGGACTGTCCACAGCAGCGCAATTTATGCCTGAAAATGAAACAATCCAAAATTTAAATAATCTAAATACTTGGGTTGTTAATCCTATAATTGACTCAGGGGTTGAATACATTGTTAATAGAAATATATCTGGTATGAGTCCTATCAAAGCAGGTGCTTTAGCTGTAGGAAGCGGTGCTGGTATGTTGACGGGGCAATTAATTGGCAGTCAGCTATTCAAAGACGAAGAAGGCAATTCTAATCCTTTAGTCACTAGCATTAGTGGGATGATTGGTGATGTAGCAGGAGATTTTGTTTCAGAAAAATTGTGGGAAAATAAAGCTTCAAGAGATTTTATTAAAAGAGCATCTATTAATTTAGCAAGGCATTTGGGGAGAATAATGTAGGTTATGGTAGCTTTATCTTTTAATGACAAAGAAAGAGTCTATTTTCACCTTGGTATGGGTGCAAGAGTTGGTATTGACGCAGGTGACTTAGCACAGGTAGAAGAAGCCTGTAATACTATTTTCTCCGAGTATATGAAAACAGAGGTGTTGTATCAGTTAGATATCTGTGATGATGCCTATGATGCTATGAAAGCAACAAAGACTACGACAGTTAGATTTGGTACTAAAGAGTTCTATGCAGGAGACGTTAATAGAACAATTCTTAGAGAACAGATTAAAGACTTGAGATTATGGAAAGAGAACTACAGGGAAGAAACTAGAAATTTAGCTCAGATGCTTCACGTTCCTAACTACAACGAAGAAGGTTGGCAACAACAAATGTTTAGCAGAACTGGAAGTGTTTACATTAATGCGTTGCCAGGTGTGGCTGACACTTCGGTGGCTAGTAGAAAAGTTGAATTTACTCAGTTAGCTGGTAGCTTTGGGTTTTAATTCCAATCTAAACCACCATCACTAAGACGTTAGCCCTTCCTAGGAATTGTATCTACTAAGAACTTAAATAAAATAATATTTATGGCCAACCCCAATGTACAGCCTATTTATCCAAAGAGCATTATTTACTGGAAAGCCAGACTATTAGCACAAGTAACTCCTAGAGCTATTACCACAGAAACACCCGTCCTTTTAGGAACTGTAGGAGACAATGGATGTCTTATTCATGCAATTGATGTAAGACATCAAGGAGATAATGTAGCTACAGTAGCTAGGCTTTACAGTAAGTTTGCAGATAATACCCAGTATTACCTTGAGAATGAACTTAGCCTGAGTGCTACAAGTAGTTCCAATAACACTACAGCAATTGCACCAGCTTCATTTACTTTACCTGCAATTCTTCCTTCAGGCAATACAGGTATGCACTTAGAAGGTGGGGTAAGTTTGTATTGTAGTTTGGGAACAGCCGTAACTAGTGGAATTATATTAACAGTGCGTGGAGGGGACTATTAATGCCACCATCCATAAAAGCTTTGAGGTTAATCTCTCAACACATTGATGATATGTGGCGAGTAGCTAAAAACGTAGATGAAATAGCTTCATTTGCACCTTATGTTGTTGCTGCCGATAATGTTGTGCCATCAATATTGAAAGAGGGATTTAAACCAAAACTAGGGAATAATACTCCAAATATTTGGATAAGAAATCGTAATGAGAAACTTGTAACTCCAGAATGGTCAAATACAAATACTCCTGTTTATGGTGCAGTTCTACCAGAAGAAAACCCAATGGCTTATGCCAGTAGCAATCTTTTGTTTTATGGTAAGAACTCCCGTTCTAAGTGGGGTGAAAACTCAAGCAATCCCGTATTGCTAAAACTTTATGATAGTGCGCTAGAAAGGTCTACTATATTTCCTGGGGATTTAATGGCTCACTATAGAACCCCAAATGAAAGAATAAGAGGATTTTCTTATGACGACGTTTTGCCAGCAACACCAGAAAATATAAGACAACAATTCTCTAGGGTTTATCCATACCAGAAAGATGCAACCAACGTCAACAATCTCAAGCCTTACCTGGAAATGCAATACTGGGGGGACAAAGCACCAGATATTATTAAAGAAGTTCAATGGACTCAAGGTGGTAAACCGCCAGAGCAATTAATGGAAGCTGCCACAAATAATTACAAGCCTTTGTCATGGCAAGAGTTAGACACTGAAAGATATAACAGAACAGGAGAAAGGTATTTTTATGAACAAAACAATTCTCAAGATATAAGCAATTTGGCAAGAAAACAATTTAGGAACTATTGATTATTACAAAACAAAATCATATAGACAACAAACAATTATTTGGAGGATTTTAATTATGATACCACTTTGGGCTATTGGCACAGGACTAGCATCGGTTGCCGCAGGGTTGGGGTATGGACTTTCTGAAGGTAAAAAAAATACTGCCAGCAATCCATATAATGTGCCTAATAACGTGCCTAACAATCCTCAACCTAAAATTGCTCCAATGGATTTGCTTGATGGACACATTCAGCGTGAGCAAGAGAGGATTAAAGCAGATATATCAAAGGGTTTAACACCTCCACAAACTGAATGGGTTGATAGAGTTGCTAAAAACAGGGCTGATGATAAATACCAACAATGGCTTGAGAACTCCAGAGAGTTTCAGCTTGGTGGTGCTAAATATGCGTGGTTGACTGAAGATGAGCTACGTTCGCTCGATAATGGATGGAAATTTGAAGGACTAAGTAATGATGATATTGCCAAACGCTATGCAAGAGAAAATCATAGAGATGGTGGGCAATACCAAGGTTCTTATAGAAACCTAATGAATGACAAATATAGACTGACAGGTAAACGTTATGTTCCTGTAAGAATTGGTTAACCTCTTATCATAGGGGCTTCTTCTCCTGGGGTTTTATCATCTCTTTGAAAGATAGCTCCTAATTGATATCCTAATCCCACAGTATTGATTGTCCAATTAAGAACGTTTGCTTTTATTGCCCGTTCTTTATCAGAAACACTATCAGCTTTTAGGTAGGCAATAGCTTCCTGTAAAGCCTTAGAATCTCCTTTAATGATGGAGTCAAAGATTTCATCAGGCATACCTAATTCACGCCACACAGAAAACATAGCGGTTGCCATAGAGTTCATCATCTTCTGAAGATAAGCCTCACTTATAAGCCCTTCCTCTAGGCATCTGGCAAATAACTCCTGGGGTGTTATCCGGTCTTGAAGATAATCTAATTTTAATTCATTTGAAATTATTAATTTAGGCATTGTTTATTTCCTTTCGGTAATCAATTACATCACCATTAATGGGGCAATTGCCCCTATTTCTTTGAAGAATTATATCACAAACCAATAACTAAAATCATGGCATCAAGATGGAATGGTAAAATAAACAAGTTAAAACCCTGGGCTGCCAAAGGGCAGTCTAACAAGACCTCGTTTATTGCTCCTAAGTCTACAGAGCCTAATCCTGATGCCTTTGATTTTGAAGAAGGTAGAAGTGAAAACCCAAATATAGATAATATTATTACTGGGCGGAAGAGGGAATTTAACCCTCAAGAAGAGTATAACTTCAAGTCTGCCTATAAAAGATATTTAAAAGCGTTAGAATTACAACCTTCTAAGATTAAAGAAGAACCGAATAAAACCACTTATTTTTATTATAGCTCCAGTTCTAATACCGGGTTTTGGGAGGTAACTGTAGCTGAGGACGATAGTGGTACATTTATTAACTTGTTGATTCCATCATTTGTTATTGTGTGTCCACCTGCTACTGGATTCAAGCTAACTGGAGCTATAGAAAGTGATGGTAAAAATTTTAAGTGGGAACAAAGAGCAGGAAATAAAACCGTATTATTTGATAATGACTCTATAGCAGAACCAACTATATTTATTCAATCAACTTGTTACACTTCTGGATGCGATAGCGGGACTGGACTACCAATCATTCTTAGGGTAAAACTAGAAAATAACCCAGTTATTTTCCAAGATTTAGTTGTTTACAACACCCCAACTTCTACGCATTATGGAATTTCGGTAAGCAAAGGGATTGTTTCTGATAGAGAATGCCAAAAAGTATCTATAACCCCTTACATTTCCCCTCCAGGTTATTTACAAAAAGCTTATTGTGAAGATATAAACAACATTTTCGTCACCTGGAATCCCCCTAGCTGTGAGAGTCAATTCATTATTGGTTATAGTCTAACTGTTAACACAAATGGGAGTTATGTAGTAATTGATTATGCCGCTGTTAATGAAGAAAGATTATTTCAATTAGAGCTAAATAAACATTATAGAATTGTCTCTCACTTTAACTTCTATGGAAAGCTAGTTGATACTCCATCAAACATATTTTATTTTACTTCTGGAGATATTACTCATCAGGTTTATGCCGATGATTCTTATAATGGAATATCTTTTAGCAAACAGAGCCAAAACATTGTAACTGTAGATTTAAAAGTTAGTAGTTATCAGTATGAAGATATTCATTCTGGGGTATCATCTAGTAAGCAAAACCAGTCAATAACTCAAATAGAATTAAGAACTTCCAGTTATACTTATGTTGATGAATACCTTGGTATAGGAGCTAGTAAAATGACCAGCAGCTATACCAAAGTAGATTTAGGTGGGGTTGTTATTGGATAGACTCATACCGCAATTAACAAACAAACAAGTTTTTAAACAAGTCTGATATTCTTCTTCAGACTCAAATTCATAAAGATGAATTTCGTAGCCGCAAGAGGTCGTTTCTTTGTAAAACTTTCCGTTAGTTGCTTTGTAAAAGATAGAAATCCAATCATCTTTGTCAATTCGTAAAGTAGCATGGTTGCTATCTTTTTGTATCTTATTCCTGTCAATAAATTGATGCAAGCTTTCTGCATCGTCTCCGTGACCTTCTTTGTTAAATATTGTTTTCATAAACTACTCCACTAATATTGGATATACTCATACCGCAATTGCCCCTTAACTAAAATTCAAGTTTTGCCTTTTCGCGCTTTTCTTTTGGCAAAAGCGCAATCAACTCTTGATGCAAAACAAGCAGCTTGCCTTCTGGTAGGTTGGCTGTTTTTTCTACGACTAGCTTGGCATATTCTGCTTGTTTCATAGATGCTGCTGGAAGAAATCTTCCGGCTCTGTTTGCTGTCCAAGTAATACCGTCTTGGATTTTAATGAAGCGTTTTGCAACGCCGTAATACCCCCCGGTATGAGGGTTTTCTATTTCCCAGTGGTGTGGTGTTAGCAATGCAGCTTTGATTGCTGCTATTTTTTCTGCTTCTGACACCACATATTTTTCATCGCAAACCCAGCCATGAGCAGCACAACTGTAGTTTGTCCAAATATGTTCCCACTTAGAGGTGAAGGACTGATTTGTCGGGTGAGGGAAATTAGGATGAATGATATCATCCTTGTTCACAAATGGATTATACCTGATTTCCCAGGCATCCCCTATTGTTTGTCCTCCACGTATGGGAACATGATCCATGCTCAATATCTTTTCAATGGTTTTTCTTTCAGCTTTTCTCAATAAGTTCAAAGATTCCATGTCAAACCCCTTAAGTTCTTAACTTAACTTCACCACTCTTGCGGCGTTAGCCGTGCTATTTACTGGGAAATCATGCTGTTCTATTTTCCCCGAATTCCCATGAGCATAACTTCACTACTCCTGCGGCGTTAGCCGTTGTAGGAATTATACCACCAAACTAATTATTTAAAGTGGTATGAAAATTGAAGGTGTTGTAGAGATTAGAAAAGTTGATAGTGTTACTGGAGAAATAGTAGAGGTAATCACACAAAAGAATTTAATACCTGCTAATAGCTTATTGGGGGTGTTAGGTCAGTGGGCGGTAAGGGGTTATTTTGGGGATAAACGTATTTCTATTTCTACCTCTACAACAACACCAACAATACTAAACTCTACGTTAACTAATATTATTGCAACTGGTTATATTCCTTCAAATGCTACTTCACCTACTTGGAATCCTGGTATTGACCCCCCTTATGGGCAAATACATAATAGAATAGATTTTACTGGGACAAGTAGAGTGTTTAATTCTGTTGGTTTGACAGCATTAGGTAGTGGTAATAACCAAGGTAATTTATCTACTACAACTTACGCTTACTTGAAATTAGATACCCCTTGTACTCAAGGTGCAACAGAATTTTTAGATATTTTTTATAGAATACAATTCACAAATAGCGGTGGTGGGCAAGGTTTTCTGGGTGATTCAGCCCGTTATCAATTTGGTAAAGCCGTCACAATTCCATGGAATGGAATTTCCATTTTTAGAATTGGAATGTTGTTTGTTAGCTTTACAAATATCAACAACTTAGATTCCTACAAAAATCTTTATGTTGGCAACTCTCCAAATCTTGCAAATTCAGAGGGTTCTAATCCAGGTTGGTTAAGTAGTGGTACATTAGTCTCTTCTCATTACAAATGGAGATATAATTTATCATGGGATAGAGATAGATATACTGGATATATTTGCAACTTAATGCCTCAAGGGGTTGGCGAACCCTTGAGTGGAGACAATGCTTTCTTTATATCTAAAATAAATTATGCTAAAGAGCCGTTCCAAACAGGATTTTGGCATTCATCTACAGCACCTACTCCTTTCTTTGACCCTCTTTTTGCTGGTAGCTCTAATGGTATTCCTACACTTGCAGGAACTTGGACTGGTAAGTTGCCTGAATTATTTAAACTTACTATCACTACCACAGGTGCAGTAGGGGTAGCGACTTATAAATTATCTATTAGAAAACATCTTGGTTTTAATGGAAGTAACTATACAGATTTAACTATAGGAAGCCCCTACAGGAATCCCAATATAGCAGCGCATCCCAGGCATCACGGATGGAGAAAACAAGACAATGATTTATTGCGCTGGTCAAACACTCAAATAGTCCAATACGATGATACTGGAGTAACTTTACTTGATATCTTTGACGGAACTTTTACCACATGGGATAGCTTATCAACTCCGGTTCTAAGTGCAACTCAAATAAGACAAGTAGCTGTAGACCCTGCAAATAATCTAATTCATGTTGCCTGTAGGAATACAGGGCTTTACATAATTAATGTCAACACAAACTCAATTACCTTACAGTTAAACAGCCCTTGTTACGGAGTTGATGTAGGAAGAAATGGTAGAACTTTTGCACTTGTTGATGGTGGTCTTTATAGCTCTAATAATTGGGCAGTTACTGAAACTTTTACGTTTACTGGAATCAGCGATGGAAATTGGTCAAGAGTCTATTTTTTAAAAGCAGACCCCGAAAATACCAATGACAGAATAGCTATTATTGCAGAAAATGCAAGTGGCACTAATAGAAGAATGGTTTGGTGGCAAGTGGGTACACCAGCAGCAGTGTTAGGATATGAAGGAAGTGAAATAAAAAGATATCCTGCAAGTTTAGATGTTAGTAATACAGGGAGTTTTTGGGCTGCACAAGCATCTAGATTTACCTATGGAACTACTACAAGAACTGCATTGACTTTTACTATCAACGGTGGTACTGTTGCTGTGAGTATTCCATCAGAAACCTTTACTCATACAGTATGGGGAAGTGATGCTTACTATAAGGTAGATTTTTATAATGGTAATTTAATTACTAATGATAGATTGCTTAGTTCTAATAACACATCAGTGGTTGTATACACAGCATTAGGAACTACACCAACACTTTTACATTTAGATAGCGGAATAACTCTCTACGCATCTATGAGGCAATTGTTTACTGATAATACCTATTGCTGGACTGACTATGGTTGGAATGGAAGTAGTTGGGTCGCTGGTAATCCTAACTCTAAGACTACTCATACTGGTGCAGAAACATTGATTAATGGGATTACAGTTGCATTTGCTAATGGTACTAATGCACCGCATTTTACATCTACCAACTATTTTACTCAGGGAATATGTTACGGATTCTGGAAAGATAATGCTAGTTCGCTAGATTACTCCTCAGCTTGGTATTCAATCCCGGTAATTTTTAACCAACCCGTAAGTCTTACAATACCTGCTACTGCACCTTATACATTAACTTTAACTGATGCAACTACTTACCCTTCATTTATTAGGATAGAAACCGATACCCCACAATTGCATAAGTTTACAATCAACGGAACACCAGTAACTCAGATTTATGTAAATGGGGAAGCCCCAGCCCCAGGAGAAATTAGTATGCAATCTTCTGGGAATGGGGTGTTAACATTTAATGCGGCTGATGCAGGTAAAACGTTAGGTGGTACTTATACGTGGTTGAGATTTTAATTGATTTTAACTGAACCACCAGCATTGATTGATTTCCCGATGTGACCACTTGCTTCTAAGCTACCGCCGCAATTAACTGAGCCTTCAACGTTATTACATTGGACAGAGCCGCCAGCCTCCAAATTGCCTTGAATGTTTTTGCATTCAACACTTGCATCAGTTCTAAGTGAGGCTAAATCACCATCCCATTGAATCTTTATATTACCAGAAAGTCCACTAATTACTGTATTGCCATTGACGGTAATAACGCCGTTGACAATACTAACATTGCCGCCGGAGACTTCAAAGGTTTGTCCGTTCACTTTTATTTTGTTCACTTGAATACTCCACTAATTTATTTACATCATCACTACTAGTGCGTTAGCCCTTACTAGGAATATTAT